CCATGAGACATGAATATATATCTTACACAACGTTCATCAAACACATCAAGATTAATGATATGCTCTTGAACTTCAGATACTAAATCAATCATGGTTTGAATGATAATAAAGATAGTTAACCAAGCATCATAATATTTACTATCGAATCTGTGAGCTTCAGAGTAGATTGTATTGATAGCAAATGCTCTGTTTACATTGAATCTACGTTCAAACTTCTCTTTAACTACAGAGTTATCAATAGATGGTAACCATAAGAGTTGGAATTCAGTTGCTTTTCTAGCTTTATAAATATCAATATTAGATTTAATATACTTTAGATAATCATATTCATCATCAGTATATCTAGCTAAGACATTATTCCAAATACCACGCTCTTCTAATTCACTAATTGTAGCATCATCCATCTCATGTAGAGGAATTCTATAATCAATACCGATATTTTCTATCCGTAAGTCTTCAGGAACTGTTAATCCCTCATGACCTAAGTTAGGTAAACCAGTAATCTTACGATAATAGTTATTCTCTTCCACATAGTTAGCAATAAATACTTTTGCAGCTTCATCTCTAGCTTTATCTCTATACTCTTCAGGAATATAGCTAGGATCTTGTACTGCTTTCTGGAAATAATTAGATGGTACACCAGCTCTAGCTAAGATATCCACCGTATAGTCATATAATCTCCAATCTGCAGTTCCTTCTACAGATTGAGTATATAAGTCGCCCATGAATTCTGTACGTGTAGTCTCGTTCTTAACAGCTTCTGTCTCAGACTTTACAATACATTTCATGCCTAATTCTTTTACATAATAAATGAGTACGTCTACAAAAGGATATTCTGTAAACACTTTATCCATATTAGGATTTTGCATATTGTAAATTTCCTCCTTTCAGAGAGAATTTAGATTTTACTTTAATAGTATGTAACCCTAATAAGTGCTTATCCTTAACATATAGATATAGACAAATTTTACAAAGGAGCATAGTAAAATGAATGAATTCCCTGATTTACAATTAAAAAAAGATCCGGTGAATCCAGTACTAAGATCTCCATATGTACCTTTTGAGTTACCATTCTATCAAACTAAATATACATTAATGGATATAGATGTTTATACAAACTTCATTAAGAACGCTGTTAGTAGATTTAGAAAATCTAGAACCTATACTCACTACAAAGGGTATCTAATGAATCTTGGTATGGATCACTGTCAATTACATAGCAATATCTATGCAGATATGGCTACAATTGAAATGCACCATAATATGCTAACTATTTTTGATATTGCAGTCATATTAACAGAGCATACAATTAATACTATTGGATATATTACAACTTTCGACTTAGTTAACTTACTAAAGAAAGTTCATACTGAAAATAAAGTACAACTTGTAATGCTATCTTTGACTGCACATCAACTATACCATAATGCAAATGGTATGTATATCCATCCAGATATGTGTTTCGGTAACTGGATGGCTTTCTTAGAAGAATACAAATTTGGTATAACTATTGAGCTGGCAAACAAAATAATAAACTACGTAAATTATGCTATCTCTTTAGGTGATACACATACCGGTGAACTCCTAAAACTCAGAGATAAAGTCCAAGATTGGAGTGTTATGAATGAATATGGAGTTAATCGTACTGGGTATTAATTACTTTATTATCCTACTTATAATCTTCTTAGTTTATAAAGTTGCTAATAAGATAGCTAACTCATATAAAGAAAAAAATAAAAGAGAATTAGATTTGATTCAAATGTCTATGTCTACTTCGTTAGATGAAATGACACAGACTATTGATACATTCATAAATGAATCTATTCAAGAATTTGCTGTTATGAATAATATTCAAGATTCTAAATATATTAATACTGAACTTGAACAAGAACTCCGTAACTTTGTTATGGAAAGTGTAAGTGGACGTATATCCATTAACTTGCTTAATAAACTTAGACTCTTCTATAAAGAAGATATTATTCCTGACTTGATTGCTAAGAAGATCTTCTTAGCTGTTACAGCTTATACCGCAATCAATAATACAGGTGCTACAAATAAAAAAAATAAATAACTTTGGAGGATGGGAATATTCCCATCCTCCTTATTATTTTATTCTCCGATCTCATCTACTGTTGTTCTAAATACATCAACACCACCTTCTAATACATATGCAGATTTACCTACATATGGATCTTTAGAAGTATAGTTTCGTGCTACTTCAACTGCATTATCAAAGCTGTTGCAAACTCCGATTGTGTATCCAAATTGGTCTTTAACTATATACATACTATTTACCTTCTTTCTTTAATGTGTTAACCACATCGACAACGAATAAGAATGTGGACACGAAGCTTAAACCAATCCACATCATTGGATATTTCTTAATGGAAGATTCTACGTTGGAAAGTTCGAATTTGTGAGTACGTTTTAACATGATATACCTCTTTCTGTCCTAAATACTAAACTAATAAATACTATATCATTATATCACCTTAATAATATACAGTCAAGAATACCAACTATTACAAAATAACAAAAAAAGAAAACCACTAGGAGTTTAACTCCTAGTGGGATATTCTATACTTTACTATATAATCCCCAAATGAGGGATACAATATATCTTATTACTTTTTCATTATAGCTAATATCTAATGATTTAACATCATCTGGCTCTAAGTCAATATAATAAATGTAGTTCATACTGGATACTTTAAATTTAGATTGTAAATTGAATTCTCTATAGTACTCTATATTGAGTTCACCATTAACATAATCACGGTAAAAGTCTCTTAGAGTATCAATAGCAAGTTGAATATTGTTTTTGGAAACCATATTCATTATCTTAAATATCAATGCAATAAAGTAGTCTTTATGAAGCTCTATATTATGTGGATCTAATCCGACTATAGCTTGCTTCATACCAAACATATCTTGTTTTGTCATTAATATTGATTCACCAACTCTAATAAAGTTATCATATTCATCTACTTTAAGATTATTGTCATCTAGCTCAATGTCATTTAGTATTAGCTTATAATCATTGAAGTACAAGATCTTTTCTGGGTCGATCATATAAGGCTCTAAATAATAAGCCCAATCGATTTTATCTTTTGAAGTATACTCATAAATTGTATCATTCATAAGTATATCAATAGAAGAATGCTTCATTGTTTACTCCAATGCATTTGTATATGTATTCATATCAAATGGATACCAAATTTGTAATGGTTCAAAGTTCTTCTTAGCCTCAAGTTTATAATAAGCTGCACGTTGCAAGTATGCAAGTTGAGCTCCTTGAGGAGAGAAGTCTATATCATCACGTATATTATATACATCATCCATATCATAAATGATCTGTGGATGTATACCATACGTTCTTCTAATTACATTACACATCATTTGAGTAACCATATCAGAATATTCATCATTGCTTACAATAATGAATACTTCAGAACCATTATAGAATCTAAAGATAGCCTTATAGAATTCATAGAACTCTACTTCAGATTGATTAAACAATACTTCACTAAAGATTGTTTCAAAATCTGGGTTATCAATAAGATATTGATAAGTCAGCTTAGAGATAAGCTGACTTACATAATTCCATGGATTTCTTGGATAGTCTCTTGATGTCAATTCAGCTACAAAGATATTCTCTGGTAAAGCATCTTGCTGTTGCTTTAGATCCCATATATCTTTATAGTCTCCATATTCTATCATGAGTTGTTTATCCAATTTATCTTTATCATCTGCATATAGATAAGATCTATAGTATTGATAGATTGGTTCTGTACAAAATACAAACTTCATTCTAATCACCCATTAATGCTGGAGTCAAGTCAGGATCTTCAGACTTAACTGCCATAATATTTTGGAATGCTTTATCTTGTAACTCTACAGAAACTTCATCATCTAGCCTGATATTCTTACTCAAGAGATAAGAGTTAACTGTATTTCTATCAAATGAAGTATTAGCCATATATCTTACATAGCTTTGCTCATTGATATATCCATATTGGAATAAATTAGTTACAGCATATCCAATACTGAATACAGATGGAATGAATGATACCATATTTGGACCACTATATGTCATCTGTAATTGTAAAGATGTAGCAAATACTGTCATAAGAACGTCCATGAATGGAATACTATCTTTACTCCATTCTTCATCTGTAGTATAAACTACTACATTCTTATTATGCATAGCTGCACCAATCAAGAAGATATTCATAATAATATCTACTTGGTTTAGATAAGACATGTAAGCTTCTTTGAATGCATCTTCACCATAATCTACATAGACTGATACTACATTGAATGGTGGAAGTAATACAGGAAGCTTAACTACATTTGGATTCTGTAATAGAACTGCCGGAGCATGTTCAGTTACAATAACTACTCTTGTCCCAGGATCAACACTAGCTTGTGCAGCTAGTGTTGGATCATTTGTGAACGTAATTCCATTCATAGAATCACCTCTTAGTAACGATCACTTGTGAACATACGACGACGGCGAACTTTAGGTTGTTCTTCTTCGTCCTCTTCTTCGAATTCAGATTCGATGTCCAACTTAATATTTAGAATAATTGTAGCAGCAGAAGCTAACTCATCAGCTAATGCTTTACGGAAGTCACCAACTCGAACTTCATTATCTTTCTTGATATCACTATCGATATATGCATAGAATACTTCAGGAAGAAGGTCTTCAATACGCATTACTTTAGAATCATCAAGTTCATTCAAGATTCGTGTGAATTGTTTATCCAACTCTAAGATCTCATTATAGCTATAAGCATCTTCAGTACCTACAACGGATTCAATATCTGCTGCAGCTTCACCAATAAATTCACCTAAAGTTTTAATTTGATCAATTGTTAATAACATATCTTCTTTCTCCTCTACAGGTTTCTCTTCTAATTTAATGTCACCATCAGTATCAATTTTTACAGGCTCAGATACCTTAGTTTCAATATGAATAGGATTGATCTTAACTGTATTTTGAGGTTTTTTCATGTCCTCAGATAACTTCTCCAGAGCCTTATTATGCATAGTGTTTTCTAGATCACGAGCAGGTCTTTCTGGCTTAGGAGCGAAGTATTTGTTAATACGTGGTGGAGCTGGATTGGTAGCTGGGACTTCAATAACCAATTCAGGCTTCAATTCTTCTTTATGGAATTCTTCAGCTTTCTTTTTCTTAAACTCTTCAGTTTCTCTATGCATATCTTCATAATACTTACGAATTTTTTCTTCATTGACAATAGACTTAGCTTCTAGTTTAGCTAAGTTTTCTTTCATCTTATCAATCTCTTCAAGATCTAGTTTAGAAGTGATGTCTAACTTATTATCGACAGAATCATTTACTTTAACTTCATCAGTGTAAACACCATGATCGTTATCCCAATATAATTCTCCGTTTTTGAAAATTTGGATCTTCATAGTCATGTCTATTTCCCTCTTTCTTGTAAACAAGGCGATCTTCTTACGACCATCTTTGAATTCGGATGCCATATGAATCCCGCCACATTTAAGACATATAATATTGTTGAACCCAGCATCATAATCTAATTCCCCTCGACATTGCTCGGTTGTATCTAGATTCAATGTATGAGTACAATATAAAATCTTTGGATCCAGAATATACATGTCTGCATAGTCAAGTAATACTGGACCAAATCCTTTTCTTAAACCCCAGTTTTTAAATGCTTTAGTACCAAAGTCATCTATGATAAATCTACCAACAATGGTTTCCATTATCCTATAGATATCTTCTCGTACAGACCACATTTGATAGAGGTTTTCTATTGGTACTACACGTTCGAATATACCAACGTTACCATCTTGACTAATATCAAAACACTTAGCCACAAATGGTTTTAGATACTTCTGGTTTACGATCTCATCTGGATTGTTTTTAGAGCCAGCTTTATCTAATGCTATCTTAATACAGAATGTAGCATTATCATCAAGTGGTTCATAAACAACACGATTCGTACCACAACCAGATCTCTTAAACCCTTTTGGTTTAATGATAGCATCTAGCTTCTGGAACTTCTTCTTGAAAGCTTTATCTTTGCGATCAAAGATGATCTTCTTAATCAATGCTAGTTCATCATCATTAAAGAAGTCATACACACAAGGACCTTCAATAGATTCGAATAACTCCTCCAATGTAGTGAATGTATTCATACTTTGGTAGATATCCGCATCATGATATAACCTACTATTGATTTTGGAGTTATCTAAGTTGCCAGTCAAATCATCAATTATCGTTGACTGCAGTTGCATCCCATGTACCTCCTAATTCAGGAGCAAAGTATTGTTTAAGTCTAGCTGCTCTATCCATAGCTTTACCGTATACTTCCTTCTGAATTTCTTTCAATGGTCTATCATCATAAGTTTCAGTTTCTGGATCTTTAATTCTAGCGCCTTCAGGGAATGGTTTATTAGTTGCTTCCATTTGCTCTAAGATAGAGTTATCAAAAGCTACTCTGCGTCTATTATAGTTGTATCCCATTTCATCAGGTAAAGATAATCCAAGAATACCATTATTCATAGCATCAGCAAAAGCTGCATTATCATCTAACTCGTTAAGTAAGTCACTAGTTCTACTGATTCGAGTTTTATGAGCATAGTTTTCAATAGCGTCATTGAATTTATCATGATCATAGAATCCACTTAAGTCTCTAGGACGTACATGAGTTAAAGAATAATTATAGGCTGGCATTGCTTCAGAGTATGTATCAAACATATTCATCAAGCCTTTATGCTCACCTGGTTGACGACGTTCATTAATCTCTTGAAGTTTAGCAGTGAATGGAGATCTCATACTATAAACACGAATCGTTCCATTAGGACCTACTGCACCTCTACGAGATTGCATATAAAGAATTTGTTGTTCAGACATTGGAACTACATTAGCAGCTCTAGCATTTCTAGCTAACGTTTCAGCTCGCTTAGTATATGCTTCAAACTCTTCTGGAGTCAAGTCATTAACATCTTTATCTGCTACTGGGTCATAAGCATTACCGCCCATTTGAGGACTTGTACGTTTAACAAAACTATTCCATGTGCCATCTGTTTGATAGTATGGATTATAATTCAAGTCATGCATCATACCAAATGGATCGCTATCAATAACTTCATTAGCATCTTCGACTGTATATCCTAAATGGTTAAAGCAATCTCTGATCATACTATTAACCATAAACATTTGCTCTGTATATTCATCACGACGTTGTTTAGCTTCAGCATTAATCTCCATTTGAGACTTAATTCTATTCATTTCGTCATATATACGAACATGCTCAGGATTTAATGGACGACCTGTTTTGTCTACCCATTCTTTGACTTTACTATCGAAGTAACAACCATTTGCTTGAAGTTCTTCAGCTGTAATGAATGTAACCATATTAGGATTATTCTTTACAGATTGCTCATACTTATAATGCTCATACTTGAGCTTATTAGTATTATACTTTTGAACTTGATAGTTGTATTCAAGGATTTGTTGTTCATATCTATAGAAGTCATCTACTGGATGGTTAGGTATGTTTTGTTGAAGTTCTTGAATACGATTATTAATATTATTGATTTCTCTTTCCCAGCTAGCTCTTACTTGAGGTTGCATATAAGTCCATTGGGAGCAAAGAATCGTATTACGTTGGTCAATAAGAGCACGGATTTCATTATAGATGGTTTGTTTGTTTTCTTCAAACCAAGCACCTTTAATGTATTCATTATACTCATTAGTATATTTAACCATCGCATTATAAGTTGCCAATCTTTCTTCATATGGAATAGATTGGTCTTGCATTTCCGCAGAGATATCTCTTGGAGGTTGCAAGTTAGTTAGGTCATAAATTCTTTTAGGAACTTCCATCAAAGGAATTGTATAACCGAAAGGTACATTTAATGCATCTAAGTTATATTGACCGTTAGGAAGCATTGGGGGTAATCCAATAGCTGCTTGCATTTGATATTGGTCAGCCATATATGTATTTTGTACCATTTGATTCAACTCTTCATCAGTTGTTGTATCTATTTCTGGATCAGCTTCTTTAGTTACACCAACCATGAAGTTTTCTAAATCAGGAATATTAAGACCTTCTTGCTCTTTAAGCTGTTCCATATAAGCAAGATGTCTTCCTGTACCAGAAGATAGAACTGCGGTCCCAGGAGGGAATTGTCTAAACATTCCTTCAGTAGGATCTAATCCCATACTAAGCATCTTTTCTTCATACAATTCTAGATTGTAATCTAATTGATACTCAGGGTGTGTTTTCAAGAACTCATGGATTTCATTCTCATCAGTAGATTCATTCCATGGAACCGGTCTAATGTGTACACCACACACAATATTATTTAAACGATTGATATACTCATTCCGTAAGGATAAAGTCTGAGCCATGAACTCATTACGAATTCTGCTTTCGGATGCTTTAATCTTACCACGGATGATATCCATCGCCTCTGGATTATTAAGGTCGGATAAGCTGAATCCGACTACTTGACCAGAGCTATCTGTCTTTATCATCTAGCGAATCCTCCCATACCATTCATCATATCTTGAATAGGATTTCCTGTGTAGATTGGTTGTCCTACACGACTTCTAACCATATTATCATACTCTACTTTGAATTGTGGACAGTGACGATATAATACATCAATCTCACCAGCATCTGCAATATCAGTTGCACCAGTCTTAGTATGATGGACATATACTACACCATTTGGATCAATGTAGTATCTTAAGCTACTAGTGAAGTCTTGATGATGTTCAGGAGCTACAACTTCCTTAATTGGATTTGGAGCATCTCCGTTTACATAACGACCAAAGATTCCACTATAAGGTTTTGGTTTTGGTTTACGAATCTTATTCTCAGCTACTGGGTCATATGGTTTCTCTTGTGGTTCACCAGTTCCCATATGCTTAGTAATAAGATTACCAAAGTACCCATTATTAGATTTATGATCATGGTTACAACCACAACCACATTGATGGTGATGTTTCTCAGCCATCATTTGTTCATGAGCAGGTTCAATATCTTCTTTGAAGATTTTCATAGCACGTTCTTGAATGATTGCAGCTTTCTCTTCAATATAAGCTGCCACTCTTTCATATTCCCATTTGTGAAGTTCTACTTCAGTTTCAGCACTAATAGGTAGTGCAAGACCACCACTTGTTAAGATAAAAGGTTTCTCGTTTGCGTCATAGATAACGCCAGGGTTTAGTTTCAACATAATTTTTTCTCCTTTGTTTAAATCTGTCTCTTCGTAAAATGTGTTAGTTGATAATGTGATTTCGGAACCTCCAAATCTATCATACTCTTCTTTTGAAATTTGCTCCACTTCGACGCAATGGGGTACGCCGAATTCATCTACGAAATTAATGATATCCATATGGGTACCTCCTTTTTAAATCGAAATATGTAGATCACCATAATAATATATGGCTATATAAAAAATTAATGAGAGCATATTCCTCCCTAGGATTACTATGATCCTAGGGAGGTATTTATTACATACTTCTAATATAATCAACTAGATTTTCTTTAAATGAATGACTATCTTTAGTAATATCTGTACCAGTAGATTTTAAGATATCATAATATGCTTCTTCAATATCCAATAATGTAGAAGAATAGTTAGAATTATTAGCTTTAATCAAGTGATCATTAGCTAATTCTTGTTGTAAACGATATTTACTAAATGCTTTAAGTCTATTAAGATCACGTTTGAATTCTTCTTGTACTTCAGCATATGCTTCAGGATGAGAATCTGCTAAGTTCTCAGAGAAGTCAGGTTCTTCTGGTTGACAAGTTTCCATATTATCAGCTTCAGTACCTAGATCTACGATATCACCTTCAATGGTTTCATATACATTATCGCTAGGTGTTTGTACTTCCTCAGTATCCTCTTTCACAGGTTCAAGAGCCCCTTCAGGTGCTGTAAAGAAACCATCAGCGTCTTTATGGAAACGAATGATGTTACCTTCATCATTATCATCAATTTCTTCTGAATGGTTAATATATACATCTAAACCATTAGCAATTCCTTCTGGAAGAATAGTCAAATCATAGAATCCAGCTTGGTATAATTGAACTACTTCAGCTTCAGTAATACCTGTAGGTTTAAGATTCTTAAAGATATCTAATACACGATGTTCATTACCTTCACCAGCTGCAGCTAAGAGTACAGTTGGATCAAATAATAAGCTTGCTTTGTATCGTGTAGGTTCTTCATTATCACGAATAGTAATATCTTTAACAGAAGAAATTGGTACAAAGATACGATTAACTACTTCAGTGCCAAATGTATCAAATGCAATATATTTAGTACCTTTAGCTACAGAGAAACAATCTTCGATATCCATTACTTTATCTTGGTTAGTATCTAGAGTGTATGTATTATTGATAAGATTAGTAGATGCTTTGCTATCTGCAAATCCTTCCATTTCTGCATACTCTACTAGACTATAAGATAATGCAAAGTATTCAATATTCTCTGCTGGGATGATATGAATATTTTCTTCTTCATCAAAGTAGTTGAAGAATCCTTTTGCTTCTAGCATAGGACTATCAGCATTAATGTAACCTTCAATCTCATGGTTACGTTTAGAGTTTCTTGTTTTTACAAATAATAAGATTTTACGCTTTTCCATTATATTCTCTCCTATAGTTTATTTCTAACTATCTTAAAATAGATAGGATAAATTAATCTCTCATCAAATAACGCTGGTGTACATTTACCTTCATCAGGTTTATAAATTACACCATGCTGCATTCTAATTAACGACGCTCTAGTAGATTCATCAATATAATTATTCCACTTCTGAATGTATGGAATTAAATCAACTAGATGCTCTGGCATTACCCTAAAGTTTCTAGCTAAACAAGTATAAGCATTATTTATACTATAGACTGAATTAATATTTACATGACCTTTACAATGTAAGATATTAATACGATGAACTTCTGGATCAAATGTATTGATTATAAAATCAACTATAGATTTGATAATAGTCTGATTTGCTACTACTCCACCAGCTCCAGTATACATTGTACCATTCTCATCCATATGAGTTATCCAATTATATATCCATTCTTTTAATCCCATAACTGAGATATTACTATCAGAATAGATATTGAATTCAGTGTACTCATCTTTATATTCAGCTGCTAGTTGTATAGCTAAATATAATCCAGTCAATTCACCATAGTTATTAGTATTACCTTCGATAACACAATGATATTCTTTATCACGTCTATCATTAATTACAGATATAGCTCCAGCACATACTCTGTTGCCTCTAGCTCTATCCACTTTACCTAATACTGATGCATCAGAAAAGATGTCAATTACTTTCATAAGGTTTCACCTCCTTTATTAATACTTTGTAACGATCAAAATAAAAAGTAAATACCCATAGGAGATTAACTCCTATGGGTATATTTCCGTTCTTATTTAGATACTAATTCAATGCCTTTATTGATAATATTTTTAAGCATGTTTGTTGCGTGACCAACGTTTACAAGCCCAGATTCAGGATTTGTTTCTGCTGCTTCTTTCATGCTAGTTAAGCGTTTTCTGTCGATTAAGACCGCAAACTTAGCATCATCTGGAATCAAGTTATCAGTCTTGATATTTCCAATAGCAGTCAAAGGATCCGTTTCCAAAGCCGATTCCATATATCGAGCTAGGTCGTAGGCATCTACCACTAGAACTTTAGAACCATCTTCCTTCGCAGCTTCAAAAACTGGAACAGCCGCAACTGGGAATTCAGGAGCCGCTTGAAGTGTGTTAACTTGTTCTAGAATATCGTGTAGATCATGGCTCATTTCGTTCAATGCATTGGAATTAGTATTTTCTAATTTGTAATTTTCAGATAATTCTTTTAATACATCAAATTTCATTTTTTTACCTCATTAGATAATAATTCCAATTAGATCAGATTTGTACTCTGGAATAGACTAATCATCTATTGCTGTATACAAATCTTTGTGATCTATAAATTATCTATATGTTGGAATTATTATACTTAAATAAAAACTATAAAGAATTATATAACTCTTGCTTACGTTCATTGAGCATTTGGATAATCTTCTGTTTATCTGGAAGATCATAAGCACCACTGTCGTCAACATACGTAAACCGTTGTTCAAATAAATGCTTAGCTCTATCACTAGTATATAATGCAGATGCATCCTCAATGTCTTTGAGGAGATCTAATTGGTCTAGTGTAAAGAATTGTTTATACATATTTACAAATTCTTTGTAGTCACCAAATACATGAGTACATGGTACGAATAAGTAATTTGCATGAACTAACTCATGAGCTGTTTCAGATAATGGGATTAATCCCACAAATCCATTGTAATGATTCCACATTACTTCTTTAGCAATAGATTCTTCATCAATTGGTTCTCCAAGAGTTTGTCTCTTACGGAAGATAATTGTGCAGATATCGTATAGAGTAATTGGATCATGATGTATATGGATCTTAATCTTAGGATTCGGAACGTTTGATACGTTTCTATAAAACGCACAACTGTTCATATTGAATGAGTTACGTAGATATTGGATATACTGTTGATATTCAAATGATCCACGTACTGATTTCTCTAACTCTGAAAGAAATTTCTTAAAGTCTTTTTGGTCAGCTAAGTTCCAGTCATTTAAATCATATGGAGGAATATTAGTAAGTTTAATAACCTCTGGTTCACTAGAACTAGACTGTACCATACTTAGCGAGTAAGGATTTCTCATGATAACCTCCTTTCAATAAGGGTTATCATAATGTTAATTTTCAGGTTGTGGAATGAATCTAGATAGATCTTCGAAAGTACATCCATCTTCTGTATCATATACGTCTAATGAAATACCTTCAACACCATCAATCTCTTCTTCAGAGTTATTATATTCAATTATCTTTTGACATACAGTTTCAAGATCGCAATCTTTAGGTATACCTAAGATAGGACCTAATACTTCATTGACTTCGATTAATGAATCATAGTATCTATCAGTATACTCATCATCTCTACATATATTCAAGCAATATCTAGTAGTGTAGAAGTTTCCATCGACATCTGTATTTACATAAACGCAACATCCTGGTTCTTCACATGTACCAACAACATCTATATTTGGATAAATAGATTGTACCCATTCTTTAAATCGAGATATAACTGGACACCATGCACTTTCTATCTGGATATCGTATGTCCATACATCCATCGAATCAATATACTCGATATCATCAGATATCCAATTAAAGTTATCTCTACCATCAAAGTTAAACTTTTTGGTTTCATATATATCAGTAATAGCATGAGTTACTGGATTACAATATGCATTAGTTTCATCAAATAAGTATGATAAGTTTGTAACTAAGAATTCTAAGTTCAATAGATCCTGTTCTGTATTAGGAGTTATAAGTGTCATATAATTATATGCATAGTTTGCCATATTAGTGACCTCCTAAGAAGAAACTAAGATAGTTCTTATCTGACATCATCATATAAATTCTAACTTCAGGATTATGTAATTCATAATAATCTTGAAGTACTTCATTCTTATCAGATAATCTATCTAAATTATTAATCTTACTAATAGTTTCAGCATCTACTGGTAATGCATCTAGTAATTCTCTATAAGTATTATACATTTCACAGTCAAAGTTATAATCACCTTTAACAATAGCAGCAATATAATGCTTAGGACCCAAGAAGCGAGAGTATGTATTACTTTCATAAATAACTAAATCATATTTAGTCATAATACGATAATCAAATTGTACATCAATTATTCCAGCTTCTTGTAGTTCGTTCTCAAAGTCAAATAAGTTTTCCTTATATTCAGGTAATCTAATTATGATAAGAGAATAAAACTCTCTACTTACATTCTCTTTACGAGTATTATGATCATAATACTCAATGATATCTTCATGGGTTTCACCAAAGGTTTCTAACCATGAATCTAATGATTCTTTATTCTTTGAATGAAAAGCTAATGTGTAGTAAAATTTATCAGTGTCATATATATTCAATCCAGGGACTTTTTTCATTTTACTTATTCTCCTCTTTAATATTAGCTAACAATATTTTCGTTTCAATAATATTAAGTAGTTTCGATACCTCAACTGTATCGGCAAATGTATTACCGGCTACATCACTTTCTAGTGTATTCAAATCAATTCTAATATAACCATTACTAAATACGACACTAATCTCTTCGGAAGAGATATACAACGAAATGTGTTGAATATCTAAGTGTCTATCTGTATCGAAAGATAATGGTTCAGCTTTCAATCTAAATCTTGTGCAAGTTTCATCTTTAAGAGAGTTTACAATCGTTCCAATGAACTTACAGTCTTTATCAGTTTTCATCTTCATCACCTCCTTCTTCATCTAAGAAAATAATCTCATCTATTTCTCTATCAAAGTCATCTTGAACTTCTTCATCAGTCTTCTTTCTAGTATATGAAAGATTATCTATATCTTCTTCAGTGAAAATATTCAATAAAATTTCATTTCTAAAGAATGAACTAAAATTATCGTTCTCAGACTCCTCTAAACAGGTAAAGATACGATCTAGTGTAATCGTAAATTCGACGTTTAATGCATTACCCTGTGGAAGTATACTGCTACGTATGGATTCAGGGCATGTATTAGCATAATTAATTACATTATATATCGCAATGGATTCATTAACCGTAGCGGAACGTCCCTCAAAGGAAGCAACGAAATTGTCGTTGTTTACAAATCCATGTGGTCTTTCCGTACAATGGTTAACGTTAATGTATTCCGCATATGGAGCAATGTATCCTAAGAAGTAATACGGAATCTCTGTCAAATTCATTTTAATCAATGTGTATGGTCTAAAGTCTACTTCTCTACCAACTAATCGATTTACTTCATATGCATAATGATCAAGATCATTCGGTAAATCAATTACTCCACATTCTAGCTTAAGCTTTCTATCTTCATATCCAGCATAAGTCTTAATAATATTAAACAATGCATTCGATACATTAGTCTTATCCTCTCTAGGATTAGTTATCGTATCTAAGTTCATAGCATCGCTTATTTGTGCAAAGAATGTATCTATAATATCGGAAGTTCTATTCTCCATTCTCATATCGTATAATTCTTTATAAGTTGTCATGAAGATATGTGTACTATTATCGTATCTACCATACTTCATTAAGTCTAAGATATTTACTTTATCTTCATCAAAGCTAAGATAAAAGATGATATTAATATTCTCTAAGTGGGAATCAAAGTAATTACAATACAAGAGTATTACATTAATTCCACTCTTAACAACTTCAATCTTTTCCTCTTTGATTTCTTCACGAGTAAAGTAAGTTCTAATTCTATCGATCAACTTCATTATCCATTCTCCATCTATCTAAATGATATCTAAAGTTAGTCTCAAATTCTAATCTAACTTCATTAAATATTTCTTCTTGTGTACGGAATTCTTTATCAGTCTTATCTAATCGAATTTCCTTTACACAATAACTCTTGTTAATGAATAAGTGTTTAAATAGTTCATTAACTAATTCCAAATAAGTAAACTCACCTTCATTAATATCATTATCGGAATTTCTTTCTTGTATCAATTCCTTAGTTGTCTTTTTATCATGAATCATCTTAAGCATAATATTAGTATCTGGTAATTCCATTTCATCATATACAATATGCTCATAATCTCTGATAAATTCTTTTAGTCTATGAGATTCCAAATAATACTTCAGATTCTCTATAGATAAATCACTACGTAATTCTTGTAATGCTCTGATACCTTGATAGTAGATATTTGAATATAACCATCTATCCATTACAATAATATATCCATTATCATAATACTCTTTGATTTTATTATACCAAGTATCATAAAAGTCTAATGCATATAAAGTACTAATCTTCTCTGGAGATAATTGTTTTATATGTCTAGTATTTTTGAAATAGTTTCTTAATAGATAACTACTATCTGATTCATAGTTAGGAAAACTAAATAACTTAGCTTTGTATCCTAATTCATTCTGAATATAGTCTACTAATTGCTTAGCATTAGTTTCTTTAAAGCTACAATCAGTTCCTTCAAAAGTTACCATATAATTGAATGGTATTTCTCTTAGTTCATCAATTGTCTTTGTCATTGTTTACTCCTTTACTTATAAATATTTCTTATTAGAATATTGATAGCTTTTTAATATATCATTACTATCAAGATAATAATATATAAACTAACTTGTTTTTCATATATACTACAGTTGCGTCATTAAAAGGAGAGGGGAGTTAAGAGGGGAGAACGTAGTTCTCCCATCTTATCCCGCGAAGCGGTATAGAATACAACAGAGTACAGTTGAGTATAGTTGCGTCCTAAAAAACTTTGTTGCCATGCCCGTAAGGGCAAATGGCAACTGTAGTCAAATGTCTTTTTTATACAGATGAATTCTATTGAAGTATCTAATAAACTAACTTGTTATAGATAAACTATTACTTACTTTCAATAGAATAATTGATATCAATATTTACTGATACTTTTACAGATAAACTTATACTGATATCTAATATACTAATTAGTATATCAACAAGTTTATTCAATAGAATAATTTTATATAGATAAACTTCTTATTTACTAATACTATATTAATATACTATTAGTTAATATAAATAAAATTAATATATCAGTATACTACTGAATAGTATACTGATATTATTTAATCATTTCTAGTATATCGATAAAGTTGAATATATCTATTCAACACATCTTTCTCACATTTCAGATAGTATAAACTTTTTTATTTATACGACACCCATTTCATCCGTTCCCGTCCGCACTCCACTTCTTCATGGGTGTCGTATAAACTTCGTTTATACATGCCCCCCCTCCCCCCCCACAAGGAGCCAAAACAGACGAAAAAAAGAGCGGCATTCCTGCCTTCTCGTCTGTTCTAGTCAACTGTGAGGAACTGCAGGGGCTTACGTTAAGCACACCTGTTAGGGTGTACCACTGCATGGAGTCGTTTTCCATGCATCCGTACCTGCAAGTTTATGGCGGGAGTTTCGCCAATTAGCCACGGGTTTTCGATCATGTAGGGTTTGTCATACCTACTCCATCTCTTACATTCTTTATTACTTCGTTGTTTAGTGTGTAATTTTTTACAAAACAGAAGAAATCCCCTTAGGATTACTATGATCCTAAGGGGAATTTGTTTATTTAGAAGCTAAATATTGTAATTGATTGATTGTATTACCGGAAACGTTCTTAGTTACTTTATTAACTTGACCTTGGATATTTTGAGATACCATGTTAATCTTTTCATTAAGTTTGTTACCTAATGTAGCCATTGCACCTTGTAAACCATTTTGAACGGTTGTTACTTGTTGTGTAGTTTGAGCTTGATTAGCTTGTAAAGTACCAATACCTGCAGTATTACCAGTAATCTTAGTCAATTCAGTATAGATTGCTCTTAATAAAATAATATCTTCAGATTCTCCACCACCAGCAGATTGGATAGCTGCATCAATAGCACCTCTACCAAATTGTGCTTGTGGAGTTGGATTAGATCTATTGTTAGATGCTTCCATTTTTTCGATAGCCAATTGTGTTTGTTTAGGAACACCTTTAGCTCTACCGAAGAATTTACCAGTACCTAAATTATCTAATGTAGAATCATTTTTAATTTCTGCTTCAGATCGTGTAGCTTGTCCAGTTGGTACACTAGCTTTGCCATCACCACCTGTAGCAATATAACCATTGATATTTTCAGCACCGAAGTCATTAGCAATATCACCTTTAACGATTTGGTTTTTACTAGAGGAGTTACCCCAATATCCACCTTTACCATCGGCAATAACTACATGATCGGCTTCAGCATCACCTTTAAGTGTATTAAGAAGAACTACGTCACCTTCAGTACCACCTTGAGATGCAGTTTTAAATGCATATGGTAAACCTTGTTGTTGAGCATTGGTCTCAGCATTAGGTACATACATATCAATTTGTTTAACACCGGCTTGTTGGAGGTATTTATTAACGAATGTAGTACATCCATTATTACCATAACCTTGTTGACCAACCATAGAGTCAGCCCAATTAGATGCAGCTTTAGTGTTACCGCCCCCGATAGCACCACCAACACCACCAGATGCAGAACCTCCGATATTGCCTCCCAAATCTATACCTAGCATTGCTCCTAAGTTAGATTTCATGGAATTATACATATCGAAGAGTGGAGATAATAAACCAGGTCTCTTAGCAGGACCAGAGGCACCAGCTTTACCACCAGCGATACTAGTTACTTTACCAGTACCTTTAGATTGTAAGATTTCTCTTGCAGCCTGTTTACGTCCTTCTAAGTTAGCATCTGGCATATAAGGACGTTCATATTTTGTACAGAAGATTTCTGTAGCTTTATCTATATCACTAGTTTCAGCAAAGAATTCAGCAGCAGCTGCAGATTCAGAACCTTGTAATTCATACTTGATGAATTGTAATTGGATATCAAGATCAGAAGGATCTTTACCAGCTCTTTGAGCATATTCAGCGAGGCTACCTTTACGGTCATCCCATTGACATAGACCGAAGCCACCACCGCCACCGATTTCACTAATAGCTGGATCAAATCCAGATTCAATAGCCATATTACCCATGATCGCTGCAGTATGAATATCACCAAATCCTAATCCTTGGAGTTTATTCCAAATGATAGGTACATTGCCTTCAATACCACGACCAAATCTAATACCTTGACCGAATTTACCACGACCAAATCTTCCTCTACCGAAAGCATTTGCTGTAGTAGTATTACGTAATACATCTCGGATATTATATTGCATATTATCACGATTAGATTCAGGGTCTTGGATTGTAACTTTACCAGTACTTGGATCGTAACCAGTTGCAGTTACATAGTGAGGATAAGACCCGAATGGATGAGCACTAGATGTACCAGATTTAGATTCACCTTGAAGTACAACTGGATTACCACTCTTAAGAGCGTTAATTGTACCACTAGCATCAGTAGAATAAGATGTAGCACCATGGCTTGCAGCATAACCTTCAAAGAAGGATGGAGCAACACCAGTATCAGTACCCTTATACCCACCAGATAATGCGAAATTAGAAGCTTCAGCTGGATTAATTGCACCTGTACCAAGCGCCATAAGAGCGTTAGCACCAGCAACTGGACCACAACCAGAATCTCCGATAGTTTGATTTATACTATCTCCAGAAGTGTTAAAGCTAATACCAGCATATTTAGGATCATTTTGTTTAAAGTATTTACCTGTACCTAAAACTTGAGCTTGGAGCTCACTAGCTTGAGATGCAAGTCCCCCGATTAAACCACTAGTTCCTTGGGCAAGCTTATTCATGCCATTTTGCATGCCACCAATTAAGCCACCACCATTAGCAATACCTTTACCGATATCAACAGGACCATTTTTACCAGTACCTTGAGCACCAGGTGTAGGACCAGATTGTGAAGCTACCTGTTGAGCATTTGGTTTATATGTAGGCTGTTTTCCACTATCTCCACTAAATGCAGTCTTGATATCATCTATGAAGCCTTTATCTTTATCATATACTTGATCATTATATTCTTCGATAGTATCGATTTTCTTTTCAGCAGTTTGGTTATATTGGTTCAAAGCAGCCAATGCACGTTGTTGCATAGGAGCAACTGAATCAGTTAAGTCCCAAATATAAGCTAATACTTTAAAGAATAATTGAGGTCCGATTACACCGAATAATAATGAATCGACAGCAGATGCTAAACCAGCTACCCATTTGATATCTTCATTTGGAGGTTGTTCATCAGCAAGACAATCTGCAACGTTATACCAACGGCTAATACCAGTTGTAACAGATGCAGCTAAGTCTAATGCAGTAATAATAGCAATTACGATACCACCGATACCAGCAGTCATTACTGTAGCACCTAAGTAAGTACCAGCTTTAGCTACTAACTTACCGAATTTAGCAGAAGCTTTAATACCATCCAAAATCATTTCAGCTAATTTAGGAGCAAATTGTGCACCCTTCTCAGCTAATTTAGGAATATAAGTAGAAACCTTCTCTAAACCTTTAGTTAAGATATCTTTTAAGAAGTCAATAACTTTATCTGTAGCTTTAGATGCAATATCTCCAACTTTACTGATACCTGATTTAACCAAGTCAGTCATTTTAGAAATTACACCACTATTAGCAACAGATGCTTTAGCAGATCCATTCAATAAAGAAGAACCAACTACTCCAGCTCTATCTCTGATAGCCCAACCTATTCTGGATGCACCACTCTTAGTTGCACCAAAAGCTTTATCCATCATAGATGTGGACAATTTACCTAATCTACTAGCTTTAACAGCATCTTCAGAAGTCTTAGCAATTTTACCTATATCTTTACCAAGTTTAGTATTCTTATAGATAAATTTACCAGCTCTCCAAGATTTACCGAAGCTCTTAGTCTTCTTAAGTTCTTTAGCGAAACTAAAACCAGCTTTACCAAGTTTTAGCATACCACCAAGACCTTTACCGACACCTTTAACTCCATTAAAGATAGTCTTACCAACTTTGTAGGCTTTATAACCACCAAATGCTAGTAAACCACCATTGAATGCCATACCACCCAATGTAGGATTATAAGAAGTTTTCATTTTAGGAGTTCCGTCTGGGTTAAAGACAGGATTACCATTTTCATCAACTTCTTGCTCTTCTTCTTTACCAATGAAGCCATCTAATAAAGAACCTAGAGCACCACTTACACCTTTGATGAACATCGGAAGAACTGTATTCTTCAAGAATCCACCAATTGCAGGCAATAATGTATGAGTTAAGATTTTACCGATCTCTGGAAGCATTGGACCAATGAAGGATAATAATAAACCACCGCCAAGGATAGTTCCTAATCCACCAAATAGACCGCCACCTTTACCAAAGATACCATCTACGATATCATGTAAGAAACCTTGAGATTTTTCTTTAACATCTTTAGCTCCATCTTTAGCAAAGGAACCAAATCCTTTAAGTTTACCAAAAGCTTTAGAGAAGATATTACCTTGACGTTCAGCATTCTTTTCGTCTTTAGCATCTTCTTCTTTTTTCTTATCATGAGCAGATTCTGTATCGGCTTTATTTAAAGAACCATCAGTAGAACGATAAACTTCATTACCATTTTCATCTACAGAACGTTGACTACCAGTGCTTGCAATAGCTGTAGCTTGACTAGCAGAAGCCGTTTTAGGAATAGCAACACCAGCCATAGCAGTAGCTGCAGAGGATTTACCTTTATTAAGACTCTTAGCAAATGCTACTTTAGTATTAGCACTGCCGTTATCAAACATATATCGATTATTCCATGCCCATTCTGCATCATTAACAGAAATAGATGGATCCATACCATAACCAACAAGAGTTGCTAAGAACTCAAGTTTATCTTCTGGCATTTTAATGTATTTAGAAATAGAATCTGTGAATTCAAATTTCTTATCACCACGGCTCATATATGTAGCGATTTTGATAAGGCTCATAAATGCAGAGTCAGTAAGTTTCTCACGTGCTAAAGCAGATGGATCACCAATAGACTTAATAGCCATAGGACCCATTACTAATGCTAATTGGGAATAACGTTCAATAGTCTTAGTATCAAGTTTAGCTAATTGATCGAGATTAATTTCCATATCTTGAGGTAAAGCTTTAAGAGCAGCAAGTCTACTTTTATTACCTTTACCAGTAAAGGAGGAAGCACTCATTACACCACCAGATACTTTAAGATGGCTAAAGTTGTTATCAATAACTTTTTGGTTATTAAGATAGCTTTTCTTAAGAGCATTGTTTTTAGCTTTAGTAAGATCAGCTCGTCTATTACCATCAAAGTGTTGATCATCATTACCGCCATGATCATTCTTGATTAAGTTATCTCGAATCTCTTCAAGAATGGAGTTAGTAGATTGCATCCCTTCAGCTACGTTCTTAGCTTCTTCGGATGTAAACTTTTCACCATTTTTACCAATCAAACGTTCTGCAGTCTCAGCACGATCACGTTCAGCGGAAACTTGATCTAAAGCAATACCAAGAGATCTTCTATCAGTCGGATCAATATTAAGAGATTTAAGATGAGCTCTAGCATTTTCAATCTCTTTATTAGAATACTTCTTCTTACCGATAGCAACTTGGATTCTAGGCATTTCTTTAGCAAAGATATTAATTACTTTAGTACGATCAGACTCAGGGATATCTAGTCCATTGATTAGACTCATAGCCCCACGTTCATCACCATCATAAGCATATCTTGCAAGTTGTTTAATAACACTAGCCGGTAAATACTTCTTAAGACCATCTTCTAAACGTTTAACTGCTTTACGTTCTTCACCGCCGCCAATTTTAAATTGACTCTTCATAACGCTTAAGCTACTTTCAAGTTTAGTTAAGTCTTCTGCAGAAGCATTAGCTAAATATTGGTCTCTAGATTTATTACCATAATCTTCAGAGCCCATGATATTAAGACGTTCTTGAGCACTAAGATGATCTGCTTGACCCTTACGGATCATTTTAGAATTACCCCAGTTATTGAATTTACGTAAACCAGAACCGATACCTCTTATAGGAGCACCGACTACAAATTTAGTTAAATCGCTAATACCACTGAAGCTACGACCCAATACTCTACCTACAGGACGCAATACCATGTCTGATAATTGCTTACCAATAAGCATACTGAATGGACCACCAAATGCTTTCTCTAGAATATTAAACATACCATATTTAAGGCTACGTCCCATATTCTTAAAAGATTGAGCAATCATCTTACCAGTACCTTTTAGAGGACTGAAAAGATTATAATCCATAAATTTATAGAAGTCTTGATATAAAGTTGTACCAAAGCGACGTAATGGATTTACTACATGGTCTTTTAAAGCACCAACTAGACCACCTTCACGTTCACCTTTTTCATTCTTTTTACCAAGAACCATATCATGGAATTTACTAGAAGTACCAATAAGACCTAAACCAGCACCAAGACCAAAGTTCATTAATAAACCCATTCCTGTAGGATCTAGTAAAGCAGCAGCTCCACCGAAACCAGCAATCTTAGGTATATTCTTTTTAACGTAGTCTTGTACCTTCTTAGGAATGATACCATCTCTACGACCTATCTCTTTACCATCTTTATCATAATAAGTTTTACCGAAGATTCTTTCGTTAACTTTCTTATTATTCTTAGCAAGAGAATAAGCACCACCAATAGCAATAGCGCCAACTGGACCAAATCCAAGCATCAAGCTAGGAATAATACCAGCAGCTGCACCTTTACCAAGGTCAGGCATATATTTCTTAAACAAGGCTTGTTGTTTACGACTAATAAGACCACCAGCACGGGATCCATCAGCCATTTCTTCACCAAATAAGAAATTCTTAGCAGTATCACTTTCACGAATAATATTAGCAGCAGCACCAACTGCGGCACCAGCTAATAATCCACCAGGACCGAATATTGCTGTTGCTCCTAAAGCACCAGCACCTGCCATTACACCTGTACGACCAGCAAACTTAGCAGTATTACCTCTAAGTTTAGCTATATCACTAGTAAGAGATTTAGATACTTCTGGATCTAAAGTCTTAGCATAATCTTCAAACTTATCTAAGCCTGTTTCCCAAGCTGTAGATACTGAAGCTTTAGCTACTTGACCAAGAGCACTGCCATCAGTAGATTCAACTTTACCAGCCATTCTACCAACAGCAAACTCTAAAGCACTACCAACAACTTCTCTTATAGTATTACCTTGAATACCATTAGGAAGTTTATCCTTAACAGTTTGAAGGAAGTTTTTACCTTGAAGTTGGTTACCACCTTCAGCATGAGATAAGATTTTATTTCTTAATCTTAACTCATCTTGTTTATCTTTTCTACTATTAGCTTTATCTAAGTCCGGATTGAATGGATTCAATTCAGATGGAATAATTAATTCACCTTTAGATACAGTAGTTAAAGCAGTCTCTGGTACAGATAGAGAACCAAAAGCATATCCATTAGAGAATACACCTCTAGCTAGACGTTCTAATGCAGTACCATCAGAAGATTTAGCACCTTTAGGCATTTTAACCTTTTGAGGTTTAAAGCCATACATGATTTGCTTAGCAGCAGCTTCTAAACCAGTATTGAAAGAAGATGGTGCAGCCACTATAGGTTTAGGACCACTAATCATTTCGGATACTTTATTAGTTGCACCAAGAATACTATCCTTAGCAGCACCTTTAGCATCATTGAACCAATCTAAACCAAAGCTTTTAGCAAAGTCTTTTACTTTACCCCAGCCTTTCTTTACGATAGGTTCCCATAACTTCTTATCTAACCAATCTCTGACTTTAGTGAAAGTTGTCTTTAATTCAAAAGCCATCTTATCATAGAAGCCACGGATTTGATTACCTTCTGCATCCTTCTCACCAGTTTCATGATCAAAGAAGAATTCATATAAGCTATCATCTACTTTAGTAATAACTTCAGCAGCAAATAGTCTAGGATTTCTAAGAATAGTAGACCAGTTGCTTAATACAGCTTTACCTTTACCTTTGATACCTTTAGCACCGGTAACGTCATCAAACTTACCTTTATCTTTAGAGAAGACATTGCCAAGTTTATTTACGTCTAAATCATCAATAGTCTTACCTTGATCATCTGGATTAACAGGAGTAGCTTTATACTTATTACGATCAGAGTGAGCTAAAGCTTGCTCTATGGTAACAGCACGGTTTTCCTTTAATACACTATATTTGATATAATCATTATCGATATAGTCAGGAATAGCCATACTATTAAGTCTATTCTTAACACCTAAGTTTTTACCTTTACGTAATCCACTAGTACGAATTAAGTAAAGTTCAGAAAGCATAGCTTTAAAGATAGATTGTTGTTCATCCATCTTCTTAGCCATTAAATCATTATTCTCAGCGATAAGATTTCTAGTAGCACCTTTGTTTTTGCTACGGTTAGAAAGCATAGCCTCGGAAGACCAACCAGCTTTCTCTTCACGATCATAATCATTAGCTTTAGCACGATGACTATCTGCATATTCAGCTGCTAGAGTTTTGCTTTCTTTACGAGTTCTAGATCCTTGAGCAGTACGAAGATATTTTAAGATTTTACCAAATTGATCATCACCGTAACGTTCCATTACAGCATCCCATGATCCACGGCTTTCCCATAAGATATCTTCAATATCAGGAATCTTTTCAGTTAGACGTTTCAACTCATTAGCAGAAAGACCTTTAGCTTTTGCTAATTGTTTTAAGTCTGATTGTAAAGCATTTCTAATACCAGAACCAGCTCTATCTTTATAAGATTGATCTTTTCTCTTCTTCTCTCTTTCGAGAATCTTCATAGAAGAGAATTTACCCTTATTAAAATCATATACACGTTCTTCACCACCCAAGAGTGATTCGATACGTGCTAAGTAAGCTGGGATAACTTCTACGATAGACTTACGAGTCATACCATCGAAAGGTACTTGACCTTTAATGTAGTTACTAGTATCAATCTTATCTTTATTAGCAACTTTGACACTAAAGATACTAGCTAGGATACCACCTACACCTTCTTTGTCTTTGGCACGTAATAGATCAGCATTGATTTGATTAAATAAACCAGTTAAAGTTTTATTAAACCCACCAATAGCTTTTTCTAATGGTTTACCCATAGCTTGTTGAACAAGATATGCTGGGATAAACTGCATTGGATTAGCAGCTAAACCCATGATCATTTCTTTGCTCATCATACCAAGACCTAAATTCTCAGCTTGGTCGACAAATCCTTTTCTGACATGCTTACCATAAGCACCCCAGTCCATTATACCGCCAGAGAGAATATCGGTGATATCTTGTTTAAGAGCTTTACCTTGACGCTTCTTCTCTGCTTCTCTTGAGATATTCCAATCTTTGAAACGTTCACGTTCCATATCAAGGAGTTCTTTCAAGATAGCATTGTTTTCACGTTGATATTTTGTGGACTCTTCAAAGAACTTGGTTGAGTTTTCAATATGCGTCTGCATGTTTGTAGTCATGAAGTTTTGCATATTGCCCATTGTAGTACCAAGACCCATGATGGAGTTATTTAAATTACCAAATAAACGTTCTTGCTGAGCAAACATAAATGATGCAGTTTGTTTAGTTACATCGGCATTATATTTAGCTGCAGTCATGATAGATCCAGAGATCTGATCTGCACTAGCACGAGATGCATCATGGACAGTTTTAGCAATAGCTTTATCGCCAGTAGTAATATCTAGATCGCTACTAGAATCATCACCACTTACATCTTCATCAAAGTTCCAATCAAAATCATCGTCGCCACCACCAAACATGATTTTATCTTCTCTGTCTTGATTCCAGAGTTTACCAGATTTTAAATCTTCTTTGGCACTTTTGAAAGCTAGGTTAGACGCTTCATACGCAGTACTTTTCATTAAATATTCTTGAGCTTTTTTGAAAGTCTGTCTATAGTTAACGATAGCACTTACAGTTTCTTTAGTAGCGGTACCAGCTTGATCAAACGTTTTATATGTAGTATCATAATTTTCTTTAAAACCTTTAGCAGCAGCATATTGTACTGACTTACCAAGGTTCTTAAGATAGTTTGTGATCTTGAGTCCCAATATAAGGTCCTCCTTTCTTTTAAGATTATCCTAATGTTCAAAATGACAACATATACCGCCCAAGGATCATTTAAGACCCTTGGGCAAATATATGCATTGGATTGTGAGGAATTTTGTAATGAAACACATGTGTACTTTAGCAACACGTACACTACCTATATGTTTGACAATACAATACCCCTAAGGACTATGAAAGCCCTTAGGGAATAATGTATCAGTTTGGATTGAATATAAAGATAGGATGTATGTAGTTGGAAAGCTAGAATATCATTCATCCTACAATTATATGTAACCCACATATTAGAAAGCTAATATGTCTAAAGCATCTCATTATAATGTATCAGAAATAGTAAAATACCCCTAAGGTAGTTGAACCACCTTAGGGAATATCTTACAAGTGAGATTGAAATATGACCTATATAGTGAGATATATATATAGAAATTTATTTCTTAATCCATGCTGGGCAAGGACTAGAAACCTTAATAGAATCGTATGGACTAACCTTAACTTCAGCTTTTTCATAGATAGGTTTGCCAGCAGCATCTACACCAACTTGTTTAGGGTAAGAGCGTGTAGATTCTTTGATTTCTTTTTTGATCAAAGATACGTTAGATTTTTCTCGTCCACCAAGACCAATTTTGCGGTTGGTCTGCAAGTATGTATTTAAGAATTCTTTAGATACTGTCAACATACTTTCCGCATCAGATTTTTTAGCTTCATAACCAGCTACCAAGGAATCAGCTTCTTCTTTGCTAATTTTAGTTGTAGCCACGATAGCATTGGAAATAACGCTACGGAATTCTTTAGCAGGTGCAACTACACCAACTTTACCAGTTTTGTCATAAACACCTACTTCATAAGAAGTATCGTTTAAGAATGCTTGCATAATACGAACTTCATCTTTGTGGGATGCAGATGCATTTGTTAAGTTGTCTTGTACGTCTTTAATCAACGCAAGAACTGTTTTTTCTTTTTCCATGATTCAATCCTCCTAATAAATAATGGAATTCGATTACATTTGTGTTGCATGTGTTATATTTTAATACACTAGGGTATTAATAATGAATTAGTCGAACGATTTAGCGTTCTCAATAATAGCTTCTACTAGCTTGATCTTGCCTTTAGATTTAATAAAATCATTAAGTTCTTTATGAGTCATCTTAGATAACTCAACTATAAAGTCTTTTTTATCCATTTATATTAATCCTCCGTACCTATATGTACAGGATAGGGTAGAATTTGACAGACGAAACACCCGTAGACTTGGGGAGCCTACGGGTATTATGATTGCATTTGTCTGTTTTTTAGGGATTATTCTTTCGAGAAGAATACAAAATTGCTTTGCTCTCTTTAAAGCGTGATTCGTATTTGGGGTTTTACGAATTTTGACGGTTTAGTATATATTAGCAATATACCAAGTTATAATATGAATAACTCTGTAAAGAATGGTAAGATTGAATCTTCTTATAATATTAATCGCCCCTTATCATGGATCAAGTATATATCAATATCAATTTAAGTATAGACCTAAAAGTGTAAAAGATTTATAGTTTTGCAGTTAGAAATTAATATTTCATTATAGTCATTGTCTTAACATTAATTATTCAGGAGTAACAAAACTCTGTGTTTAATAATAATTTGGAGTCTATACATAACAAAGATACCAATAGTTATCTTGAATTACGTTATTACTTTTTGGCGTGTTTTTATAATAGGTTAACCTTACTACTTAATTGTTATATGAGTTTTAAATGAAAAATGAAGTTAAGTGCTATGATTTTAACAATAGAATAAGTGAAGGAGGTACTACAATGCCTATTAATATAGATAAGGTTAAACCTTTCAGACTACTTAAGACTCCATTCTTTACTCCTTTCAATGTGAAAGATAAACGACATGGTAGTGCTATTTTCTTAATGACTAAAAGCTTAGAGCAATCTAAACAATTGATCGAGCATAAGCTTATTAGTAATCTAAATATGTTTAATTCATACTTCCTTGAATGGAATGCTATGTATTTGCTTAAACCTAGTAGAATTATAAATAAAGACTTAGAAGTTGATGATGTATACAACTCTAAGGCTTATGGTAATAATCCTATAATGACAGAATCTCACTTTGAAGATTCTGAAAACTTATTTTTCTTCTCTGAAGCTACTCCTGAGAATGTATTAGATACACGATTAAGAAAGATCTTATATCGTGAAAGACTACGTAACTTTAAGGAAGTTAAGCTTAGAGTAAATAGAATCAAAGAAGAGTGTAAGTATATTAAATATACTTACCCAACTATCGACAAGTATAAGAATAAGAATATCTATGTCGACAATCATATCTATAATAAGATCTTCACTATGAGTGAGACTTATAATAGAGATAAAGCTATAGACTTACTATACGCTTTATTTGATCGATTCATTAATAATCCTAACTATAATGGATATACAAGAAAGACTGTACTGATTCCGGTAAATGAATGGGCTAGCGATATTCCAACTACAGCTTTATTTGAATTCAGTAAATCTATCAATCCATTCTCTATGATAGTTAGACTCTTTAAGAAACCTAAAGAGAACTTAGATAAGTTAAATGGTATTGACTTTATCTTTATTGGTCATGACAGTTGGTTTAAAATGAAGATGGAAGATTTAGATATGAAGAATCTAAATCTCTTCAAGACTAATATCTTAAAGATCAGAAACAATGATATCGTAGAAGATAACGTTCCTGAAGATAAAGATGATATTAAGACTAGACTTATTGGTAAGATCGAAGACTTAACAGGTATTGAAGTTAATAATATCAGTCGAGTTCGTAATGTAGATCCTGCTGCACCAATTAGAGCTGAATTACATGATGAACCTAAATTGATTGTCGCTAAAGGTATCACTGGTGCAGATCAAGTTATAGATCCAACTAAGATTGAGAAACCTACAGAAGAAAAGATTAATCAATCGGTTGAAGCTATTGTAGACTATAGTAAGAATGCTGAAGAGGCAGAGAAAGAAATGGATAACTCTGTAGACTTGAAAGAGTTAATCTTACAAGCTAAGAATGACCAAGATGATACATTTAAAATCTCTGCTACTCGTAAAGCTCGTATGGATGATCTTAATGATAAATTCTTAAAAGAAAAGATTGCTAACTCTACTATTGCTGAGTTAGTTGCAATTGAAGATACTCCATTACAAGCTACTAACTTATCTAATAAAGTTGAAACCATTGATAATGAATGGGCTAACTTAAAGAAACCTAACTTTGAAGCTGACTATAATATCGATGCTGATATTATGAAATGCTTACATTCTTTATCTCAAAATAAAGATGTGCCAATGAGTGTAATTGATGTATCTGTAGAAGACAGATCCACATCTGAAGATTCTATCTTAACTTATACAGTTCATTTAGAAGACTCTTTAGGTAAACGACATACATTACGTTTTGATATGCCTAAGATTATCAATAAACGTTTCTTACGTTTACGTGGTAATGATAAGATCATTCCTGGTCAGTTGATTAACTTACCTATCATTAAGACTGATGAAGATACAGTTCAAGTGGTATCTAACTACAATAAGATCTTTATTACTAGATATGGTCAAGTTGGTAAGATCAATCAATCTACTAATGCTTTAATTAGAGCATTAACTAAGCTTAAAGAAAACAATTATAAGCTTGAAGTAAAAGATGAAACTGCAGATTATGCATATCTTCCATCTAAGATTGACTTAGGTAATAACGCTAAGATCTCTGCTAAATATGAATTACCTGCAGAATATGTAGAGCTATCTAAGATCTTTAATAAGATTACTACTAAAGATGGTAGAGTATACTACTTTAATAGAGATGAGCTTATCAATAAACTTGAAGAGAAGAAAGTTAAAGTAGAAGATGAGCCTGGATTCTTAGTAGTTGGTATTAGTAAAGATAATAATCCTATCACTGTACCTGAGACAGGTGTGTCTTCTGCATTAATCAATCAACTTAGTATAGCTAAATATGCTGGAACCTTTATGAAACCTGGTGCTAGAATGACTTATTCTCAAGCTAGTATCTTGAATAGTAAGATTCCTCTTATTGTAGTTATGGCATATACTGCTGGATTGACTGGAGCATTAAATGCTGCTGGAGTTGAATATGACTTAACTGAAAAACGTCCTACTAATACTAAGAACTACTTTAGATTCAATGATGGTTTCTTATCTTTCAATGATAACTATGCACCTGATGCGGCATTACTAGTAAATGGCTTAGCAGTAATCAATACTCAAGAATATTCTTTGACTGATATTGATACAAAAGCTATGTGGTTAGATGTATTAGATGACTTTGGTGGTCGTAATAGAGCGGATGGTTTAGATTCATTTGCTAACTTAATGATGGACCCTATCACTGTAGAAGTATGTAAGACTTATAAACTTCCTACTGACTATATTGAAGTATTAGCATATGCTAGTAGCTTATTGACAACCAATAAATTCAATCGACATACTGATATCACTGGTAACCGTTTCCGTACTAATGAACGTTTGGTTCACTTCTTATACAAATCCTTAGCAACTAGCTATGGTATGTATTTACGTGAAATCAAAAACAATCGTAAAGATGCTAAGATGACTATGAAGCAATCTGCAGTTATCGATATGGCATTATCTGATGTAACTACAAGTGACCTATCTAAGTTATCTCCATTATTGGAATTAGAATCTGCTAATACAGTTACATTCAAAGGCTTATCTGGTATGAACTCTGATAGAAGTTATTCTTTGGATAAACGTACTTATGATAAGACAATGATCAATAAGCTATCTATGTCTACAGGTTTCTCCGCCACTGTAGGTATTAACCGTCAGTCTACCATCAATATGGGTATTGAATCCACTAAAGGTTATATTAAATCTGGTGGTGAACTAGATAGAATGTCTGATGCTAATACATTATCTATCACTGAAGCATTGACTCCATTCGGTACTACAAGAGATGATCCATTCCGTACAGCTATGACGTTTATTCAAACATCTAAGCATGGTATGAGAACTACAGAGCAAGATCCTTTATTGGTAACTAATGGTGCTGACCAAGCATTACCATATTTAACTTCCGATACATTTGCTCATAAAGCTAAATGGAATGCTGTAGTTGAAGAAATTACCAATGATTATATGATCATTGCTAATAAATCTAACCCGAAAGAGAAAGAATTTATCGATTTACGGGAGAAAGTAGAAAAGAACTCCGATGGTGGTTTCTTTATTACAATCAAATTAGATACATTCAAGAATTATAAGAAAGGTGACTCCATTAAAGCTGGAGATATTGTAGCTTATGATAAATCTAGCTATTCTGATACAGTTGGTGTTGGTAATCTAGCTTATAATATTGGTACTTTAACTAAGATTGCTATTATGCATACAGATAAAGGCTTCGAAGATAGTGCTATTATCTCTCAAAGTTTATCTGAAAAGATGGCATCTGAAATCGTATTACAAGTTGATGTATTAATGGATGCTAAAGATATTGATATCCAATGTGTAGAAGTTGGTAAACAACTCCATGAAGGTGAAGTTATCATGTCTTATCGTGCAGCATTAGAAGATCAAGATGCAACTGATATCATTAATAAGATGGTACAAAAGAATGCTGGTAGTGATTCTAAAGAATTAATGGATGAAATCGGTAAAATTAAAGTTAAATCTAAAGTAACTGGTAAACTTCAAGATATTAAAGTATACTCTACTATTCCAACATCTGAAATGTCTAAATCCTTGGCATCATTTGTTAATAAATATAATGGTCCAGTAGATAAGATGAAGTCTAAGTTAGGTAAACTTGGTATTGATGGATCTCAATATGGCACTTCTGGTGTATTACCTCCTGTAGGTAAACTAAAACATTGTGAAGGCAAAGTCCTAGTTGAATTCTATATCAAATATTATGATAAAATGTCTGTTGGTGATAAACTAGTATACTTCTCTGCCCTTAAAGGTGTAGTAAAAGAAATCTTCCCTGAAGGTAAAGAACCTTACTCTGAATATCGACCAGATGAAAAAGTACATAGTTTCCTTCCAGTTGGCTCTATCAATGCTCGTATGGTAACTTCCGTATTAACTCACGGATCCATAAATAAAGTATTGATTGAATTAGATCGTCATGTTAAGGATATTATGGGTGTTAAATGGGATCCTAATTCGTAGGATCCCTTAACACATTATTAAATATAATTTTATTTAATTTAAAGGAGGATATATCATATGGCTAAAGAGAATAACCCTCAGTCTACTATGATTACTAATAAAAATTACCAACACGTTAGCAACGTACCTACATATATCCGTAAATACCCAGATGACTACTCTCAAGTAGTTGGTGTATGCCGTAAAGGTCAAGTAGTACATGCTGACTATATCGTACCTGGATTTATTTACCATCGTGATGGTAGTAAACCAACTCTAACTGATAATATCTGGATTAAATTTGAACGTGGCTATGTACGTCGTGTATCTATGCTTGGTTCTACTAACTACTTCGAAGAATATAAAGGCTTTGAAGATTATCCAGCAGCTGATGAAAAAACAAAATATGGTGATGTAGTAATGCTTAGAAAAGGTGCATTAGATGCTTATGGTCGTCCATTGGATGATAAAGACTATGAACCTGCAACTCATATTGTAGCATTACTTGATTCTTCCAAACAATTAGCTTTACTTGGTTACCCAAAAGGTATTCAAACTTGGGTATGGCGTAAAGATTTAAAAATGGTCCAAAAATCTGATGGATTCTTCTTCTCTGAAGGAACTTTGAATCCAGACTTGGGAAAATAGAAGGGGAAGCTGCACTGCCCCTTACAAAATATTTTAAAGTGGCAAATCCTTTTGATAATCCTGCAATATTTGATGATCCATATGTATATGATCAGACTCAACCAGCTCCACAACCAGATCCTCAACCGCAACCTAGTGGTGATGATGGTAAAGGTAAAAGTGAGACTGATAAGAATACTAAGGAAGCTAAAGATAAAGCTAAGCAAGATCCTAAAGCTAGTAAACCTAATGATCCTGACAGTGCATTATCTGGTATTAAAGATTCATTCTTACAAATGGTTGGTGTAGATCCAGCTAAATATAAGAAAGCTCAAGAGGAATCTAGACGTAGAGCTGATAGTCTCTATGCTGAGATTGTAACTGGTACTAATGCATCATATGTATATGGTACCAAAACAGGCAATGGTCTTAGATTTACTGAACGTGAACTATCTACTGTTATGGGTATGCCATATCAATGGATGGAAAACGTAGATAATCGTATACCGGCTCTTGGCGGATTTGGTAGAAAATTCCATGAGAAGATTCTATCTAAGATGCCTCTATTAGTTCTTACTCCAGGTATACCAGACTTCATGGCTGGTTATGGTGATGAGAAACGTAAGAGTGTATTGAATTCATTACTTGGTGCAGTTAGCGGTCAGTCTATTGACAGTATGGTTAACTCTTCTGAGAATGAAATGAGATACTATACTCTACAATTTGAAGCTGAAGATTATTATAGATACGTAAACTCCATGTGTACTGCATTATCAGTATTCTTGAATATTAATAATGAATTATACAATGGTGAACCTATCGGGAATATTAACTGGTTTGATAGATCTAAAAACCAAATTGCTCATAACTATTCATACTATGGCGGTGTAGGTCTATATCTAAACTCTGAAACACAAATCTCAGAGAACTTCGGTAATGATACTGCAAGAAGTATCTTAGCTGATAAGATCAACAGCATGTCTGATATTGGTCGTGAAGTACAATTCTTGACTGGTATTAGTGGATTTGATGTTGACTTATTTGCTGGTAAAGAACTTAATAAGAATGCAGCTAATACTGAATCAATGACTAAAACTGGTGGTCTTGGAACCATGAAAGGTTTCATGGGTATGATCATGAATGGCGCTAAGACAGTATTTGCTGGTGGTAAATTAGAGTTCCCAGAATTATGGGCAGATTCTTCATACTCCAGCAGTTACTCTATTAGTCTTAAACTAGTATCTCCTGATTATGATAGACGTTCTTGGTATATTAATATCGGTGTACCATTGATGCATTTGATTGCTATGTGTGCACCACGTCAGGTATCACCAAATGGGTATGTATCTCCATTCTTAGTTAGAGCATTCTACCGTGGATTCTTTAATATTGATATGGGTCTAATGTCTATGTCAGTCCAAAAAGGATCTGAAGGTGGTTGGACAGTTGATGGTTTACCTACAACTGTAGATGTAAGTATAGAAATTAAAGACTTGTATAGTAAACTTTCTATCTCATCTGAACGTATTCTTGGTAAAGGCGCAAGTCAAACATTTGGTAATGTTGGATTGATTACTTACTTAGCTAATATGGCTGGGGTAAATACTAATGAACCTGATATTATCCGCACTGCTCGTTTATTCTTAGCATTGAAAGAGCAAACTATTGTTAACTTCCCTAACTCCATTCAAACTAAGATCAGTAATAGTATTGCTAATATTATCACTAACCGTGTATTCGGTAAAGGCTAAATTTATATACTAATCAAAACATTGACTTAAGGTACTTTAAGTACCTTAAGTCTTTATTTTTGAGGTGATTTTATGAAGAATCGTAAACAGAAATTCTATGAATACGAAGAGAAGTATGGTAATATACCAGAAGGCTTCCAAGAGCGATTAGAATGGATGTATGAGAAATATAAATTAACTCCTGCTAAACAGCAAGAGATTCTAGCTAAACGTGATTTGATGTTAAATACATTAGACTTTGTAGATATTAAAGTAGTCCTATTTGAAGAACCTGAAGGATCTCCACGTCCTCGGTTTAGAATTGTTAATAGATATAACTTAGCCAATATGGCTATGGCTAATTCCCAGTTTGTTCATGTATACTCTATCACTGGTAAAGAGGATAATGTATTCATGAAACGATTATTAGATAGTGGTGAACTTAACCAAGTACAGCAAATGCTCTATACTCCATGTGATGTAGAATTCAATGCATTTGTTAAGACACCATCTTCATTCAATACTGTAGATACATTCCTAGCAGAGATTGGTTTGATTAGACCAACTAATAAACCTGACTGGGATAATATTGGTAAGAAGTATTCTGATATGTTTAACTCCAATATATGGTTAGACGATACTCTAGTTATAGATGGTACTGTAAGAAAGTATTATTCTATTAAACCTAGAGTGGAAGTTCATCTTAAGTATATGAATATGCTTTACAATAGAACTCAATATACTTCTACAGTTAATAAGTTGAATAAGCAAGAATTAGATTCATCTAATGTAACTTACTTTGACTTTAATAAACTGAAGTGATATATTATAATCTTGATGTATAATATAGTTATTAATTAGGAGGATTGAATTATGCCATCTCAATTAACACCATCCAATCAGGAAGAAATTAAGAATAAGACGCAACCGCCTTTTGAGCAGTTTGAAGAATGTCAAAGAACTACATGCGTTTACCGTAATGCTAATGGTAGATGTATTTATGAGACATGTGTATTTGCAAATGAGAAACCTCAGTTTGTAGATCATTGGGATTTTGAATGCCAATCGTGTCATAAGATTGAACAGCGTGATGTACGTGATATGAAGATCATGTTTTGTGATAGCTGCTTAGCTCGTATTAGAAAAGCAGAGGAATTACCATTCCACTGTGTATTCTGTGGTAAATCTCAAGGACATCCATCTAAGATCATGTTTAGTGGTATTTGTGATGAGTGTTTTGCTAAATTAAAAAGAAGTATTCATTGTAAGAATTGTGGTAATTCGTAATGGAAAATAACTTTAGAGGAAGATATAGAACAGCTAGTGCTGAAAGTATAGTTGTAGCAAACTATATTAGATATGAGACATTAGCTGAGATAACTAATGTAGTATTTGCTGGTAGCGATGCGAATGTATTAAATATCTATATCGATCTATATCAACTATTTAGAAAGATGTATAGATCGGATGTAGCTGTAGGTAATAGATCGTCTGTTGCTGCAGCAGTTGTAAATATGTGTATTCATTATAGAGCATTCTATAAGAAATATTATGGAGTTCATACACGTATTTATCTAATGCAAACATCTGGTCCGATGTTGATGAATGAGAAATTCTATCCAGACTATAACCATACTAACGTAGAGAAGATGGTTCTGGCTAATATGATTACTACATTCATGGTACAAAACTGTGCTATCTTAAAAGAACTTTGTAAATATCTCCCAGATATTTATTATATTGAAGGACCTTATGAGACTTCAGTCATGATCTATTCAACTATATTAGATAGAAAAGATAATAGTCCTAATATTATTATTTCTAGTAGTACTCTACAGTATGCTGTACCGGTATTTGCTGAAGCTCAAACTGTAGTTATTGATCATACATGGGTTGAAGGTGGTATTAGATATAGAGTTGTAGATAAAGGTAATGCATTGATCGAGTTATTATCTAAACAAAAGTTATCTGATAATACAATCAAGAAGTGTTTATCTATTAATCCACAGCTATTTGGTTTATTCATGGCTATGACTCGTAATGAGCATAGAGATCTATATTCTATGAATAATGTAAGTACTACTCTTAACTTATTGAATAGTGCTATAGATAGACATATGATACCAAACTCTTATATCTCTCCAGAGTATATGGAGATGATAACTTTATTAGATAAAGATAGAGCTGCAGAATTAGCTAATAGATATAAAGCTGTAGATCTAGTATATCAAACAGAGTTATATCGGATGTCTAATAACTATCTAGATAGATCTTGGGATGTAAACTTACAAGATCCAGATATGGTTAAGTTATTGAATGAAAAATACTTCAAAGGAAACCCATTAGACTTGGATAGAATCTAGAATTAGTCCCATAGGAGTCAATCTCCTATGGGATTATTTTTTTTGTTAAAATGGGCTATTTTGAACATCTTGATAACTGGAGGTGTATGAAATGCCGCAACTTAAATACGAATACTATATTGATCTATACTATAACCATCCAGATTATAAGGATAAGAATAAGATAGATCAAAAGAATATAAAAAGTTTAACTATATATAAAGAGTATGATAAATATAATATGCCTATTGCTACTATGAATTTACACATAGATAAGAAATTTGCAGACCACATTATCAAGAACTCTAAGACTACAACTATGACTATGATGGTATACAAGTATCAATTAGATAATGATGCTGCCATCAAACAATTATACTTTAAGCATGAGTTCTCTTATCTTACAGATGATGATACAAATAAAACTGAAGATATCGACTATGCTAAAACGGACTCTAAAGAAGAAGATCGTGAAGATGTATATAGAATTCTTAAACTTGGATTAATCTCTAAGAAATTGGTAGACTCCAATCTAAGTCCTAATAATGCAACTATATACAATTCTTCTATGCAGAATATTATAGTTGACTTACTTAATGTAGGGGAACCATTATTGATTGAACCATTTACTGAGACTGAACCAGTAGATCAATTGATTATTCCTCCAAAGGAATCTTTATCTAAGACACTAGAATACTTAAACACTGTACGTGTATTCTATAATACTGGATATAGATTCTTTATGGACTTAGATAATATCTATCTAGTATCTAAATCAGGTAAAGCTACATTACGTAATCTAGATAAGTATGAAACTGTTAAGTTTAACTTATCTGATATCGGTGGTAAAGAAGAAGCCGTACTTGAAGGTTTCCGTGATGATGATAAAACTAATAGCTATATCATTGACGTTCCAACTACAGATATTAAGTATGGTAAAGATAATATAACTGATAAAGAATTGAATGGTTTCACTGCAGTAATAGATGCATCTAAAACTATTCAACAAAGTTATCTTAAAAACTCTAGAGCATTTGGTGGTATCTTTGGTACTTATCAGAATATCATGAATACTATGGATAATATCAAGAAAGTATCTGGTAGTGTACGTCAAGTAGTAAAGAATATTCATCAGACTACTGATACAATTAAAGGTAGCTTTAATCAAATAGTAGAGCAAGCTAAAGAAGCTAAGTCTACTGTAGATACAGTAGCAACTCAAGCTGAAGCATTACTTAGACAACTACCTGAACAGGTAGTAAATGGTTCTGCTGGGGTACTTGGTTTAGATGGAGTTATTAAGAATCCTGATGCAGATGTTAGAGAGATGCTTCTTAATATTATTAAGCATACTGTAACTATGCAGACTAAATCTACCGATACTATAGAGAAATCTGAAGATACATTTGGTAAATTTAAATCAGACTATACTGGTCAAATCTATCATATAGAAAACTTCAAATCTCTTGTAGGTGCTATTGCTCCAACTAACTTTACTGATAACGTAGCTCACTTACAAAAAGAAGTTAGTAAACTACCTGAAAAGAAAGAGCAATCTAAAGCTAGCTTCAAGAAAGGTATGGTAGACTTCAATAGTGAATACTCTGATTATCTTCATAGTAATACATTCATTGTGGATAAATTACAGAATAGTCCAGATACTGTAACGTATGTATTAGAGCGTGATGAAAAAGGCGCTCCTATGAGTACATTCGAATTAGATTTAAGAGCTCTTAAATCTAACTTACCTGAGTTAGTTAAGAATATGGATTTCACTAAAGTAAAGCTTGGAGACATGAAAGGCTTCACTGAACAAATGAAGAATAGTCTTAAACTAAACTCCAATGTAGGTGAAGGATTAAAGAAACAGATTGCTGCTACAAGAGATATTCCAAAAGACTTCTCTAAACAGATTCTTGAGGGTGCAAATACTTATGTTAAATCTTTGCAAGTTGCTAAAACTAACATGTTAGCCAATGCTAAGAGCAGCGCAGCCAATATATCTACGTCGGTCGGTGCACTAAAAAGTAACTTAAGTTCACTATATCAGAGTGGTAGTACTGCTATAAGTGGAATAAGCGATTTATCCAAGGTTGGTTCTAATGGTGAGTCTATGATAGATATAGCATTAGACTTAACTGATGTAGTAGAAGACTTAGGTAAACGTAAGTTAATCCGTATTCCTAACGATAATATGGGATTGATTAAGAACTTTAAACATGCATTAGAATTGAAGTCTACTTATATCTCTTTAAGCAAACAGCAATTAGATAACTCTATATTCAATATGAACGTTAGATATCTAATCAATAATAATACTAAAGAGCATAAAGAAGACACAACTGATTACTTAATGCTATCTAAGATAGAGGTATATACTAATCAAGGTGAAAGATTCATGGCTTCCACTAATATGACATTTGCTAAACTCCCCAAGAGTACTGCAGATAATAGTAAAAAAATATAAAAGAAAATCCCCTATGGAGTTAAACTCCATAGGGGAAATATTTTAGTTAGATTGTTGAGCTTTTTCAGAATCGTTATTAGCATTTACATATGCAGATACGTGAGCTTTGATAATTTTCATGTAGTCAGACATGATCTTTTCAGCCATTTGATATTTGCATTGTAGGTATGTACTATAAGTAGATGCAATTCTGTTAACGATCTTTTGAGCATTGACTGCTGTTTTAGCATCAACACCGCCATTTTTAACATTATCAATTGTTTGGTTACCGGATGCAGTAATAGATGCACTATTACCACCAGTAGCACCAGCTGCTGGAGCATTAGTTTTATTGATTTCAATTTCACTAAATACATCACCATATAAATATGTAGAGTTATGTTGAGCTCCTTGTGCTGGAGCTGCTGGTGCTGCAGGAGTACTAGCAGGAGCACTTGGTGTAGAGCTTGTATTAGAAGAATCTGCAGGAGTAGATGCTGGTTGTTGACTAGCAGCTTTATTAATAGCAGACTCTAAAGATTTAAACATTTGATCGCTTGTAGATTTATCTTTCTTGATATTATCTACAATCTTAGGAATATTTAAAACTTGGTTAGCTAATTCTCTAATACTGATTTCATTAGCAGAGTAGTCTTTATCAGAATCTTTACCGCCTTTGAAATAGTTATTACAAGTTTCTTTCCAGTCATCATCATCTTTATATTCATTGATGATAGTTTTACGGAAGTCATTGATAACTTTATCTACATCAGCATTTTCAGGCATACCGTTAGCTGTACTAATTACACCATTGAAGTTAATATTAGGAGCAGCTTGAATACGATTCAAACCTTCCTTGTAGTTAGGCATATTAACTGTAGTGAAGCCAGCTGTTGGTTTATCAATTTGATCTTTATATTTTTCAATATAATCTTTATTAGATTTGAAGAATTTATCAAACCAGTTAGATACTTTATCGAATAAAGCCATTACGAATGTCTTGATTTTATTGAAGAATTCTTTTACTTTATCCCAAGCACCTTCGTGAACTGCAGTCAATCTAGCTTCAACGTCTACGCCTTCAGCGAGAATCATTGCTTCTTTAATACAGCAATCCATGATAAGATCATTGTGCTTCATATCAGTAATATGGTTCATCAAGATTTCAGCATCAGTAAGTTTAGTAAACTTAAATGCTTCTTCTTTTAAGAATTTAGTAGACTCAACTGCTACAGCTTCAACTGTATCATCAACAAATTCTTCATTTGCCATCATAGAGATACGAGCTAAGACACCTTTAGCTTGATAGTAGTTATTGCAAATATATTGAGCTTTGATTGCATATACAGTCAAGTGATAAGTCCAGATTTCAGAGATCATACTAATGATGATACGTTCAATCTTACGAATATAATCATCGCTGTTTACACGAATCTTAGTAGAATTTCTATATTGAATAACTTTGTTTAAAAGTTTCTTATATTCTTTATTGATCAATCTAGCATTATCTAGATTAGCTTCTAAATCATCACGTACAGACTTAACGATTTCAATGCATTTACCAACACATTCTTTATGGAAAGATTTAGTAGTAGTCTCACCAACAAAGATATCTGGAGTTCTAGATAAGTCTTCAACTTCAATATCATCTGGATCAGCATCAATGATTTCAGCTTTAGCACGTTTAATGATTTTGCTTTGGTTATTAGTAGTAATCTCTAATAACTTACGAGCATCTTCTTCAGATAATTCATAGAAGTTATCACCAAAGAAGTGTAAGATGCTAGTTAGGATATTCTTAGAGCATGGGATCTCATCATCCAATACGAACTGAGTCATCTCACGCTCCATAATAATATCATTATTATTAAAGTCTTTTAGGTATTCATTGACTACATTGATTAGTCTAGAATCACCTTCGTTATTAAGACGTTTAAGATTGTCATCTAATACATCTACATACTTTGCAGTATAGAATGCATTAAGACGAGTTAAAGTACCGAAGAATTGATCATATGCTTTTCTTGCAGTAACTTCAGAATCACTTTCTAAGATATTACGATAGAAAGTTTGGTTTTCTTTTAAAGCCTTAGTTTTAAATGTATCAACTAACTTGACAACTTGAGGTAAAGTTGCAAAGGAAGTTTTAGCAACAAGGCTTGGAGTTTTAATTTTATCTAGTAGAACGCTATCAAAAGAGAAAGCTTTCATATTACCTTCCATTATATTACCTCCAAGGTAAAGTTAATAAAAATAAAGAGGAGAGAGATATTGAATCTCTCTCCTCAAAGGTTTTAAATCTTAGATATTGAAGTATGCTTCGAAATCATTGTGATCGAAAGCGGATTCATTATATTTAGGATTTGGTTTTGCTGTTACGATTTTACGGCAGATTGCACGTGCATCGGATTTAGCAGCTTTAATAGCTTTGATGTATACAGAAGTGGAGAAGCTATAGAAGCTTGCAACTTTGTTAGATACAGATTTAATTTTATCAATAGCTGCAGAGCGGTTACCTTCTTCAACTTTGGAAGCACCATCGATAGATACTTTTTTAGAAGTTTCAATACCTTTTTCGATATTTTTAACAGCTTTATCTAATTTAGAAGCATCGAATTTAATCATGTTGATGATTTTGTCAAGATTGCTCTTAACCCAAGCTTTGTTAACTTCTTCACGATCAGGAGCTTCTTTCAAAGCTTCTTTATATTCGTCAAGTTTTTCATCCAATTCTTCGACAATTTTACCGAATTCAGGAGCATCACCTTTAGCTGCACCAATGATTTTACCTACATATTCGCCAACCAATTTGTTAGCGCTACCTACTTTAACATCAACGTTCAAACCAGGCTCAGCTTCAAGAGAAGATTTTTGACCGTGTAAACGATATTCGAAGTCTTCGCTCAAATAACCAACGTTTTCTTTGATTTGTTTTTCGTATTTTTGTAAGAAGGATTTATCACCACGTACATAGGAAGATACCCATGCTACGAATTTATTCCAAACGGATTTAACCCAGTTTTTAACAAATTCCCAGATTTTGGAGATTTTACCTTTAATAGTTTCAAGCATGCCTTCAGTATAAACTACTTCAGCACCTTCACGAACTTGTGCTAATTCATAACGACCGATACCAGTCATGATAGCATTGTCCATTTCTTGGATAGTTTCACATGCTTCCATAGCAAGCATGTCGAAATCTGTATAGTCATTAACTACAATACCAAGATCTTGATAAGATTCTTGTACAGTAGATTCAGCGAAAAATGCCATTATAATTACCTCCGTAAAGTATATATTAATTATTCATGCATCAAAGCATCTGCTTCTACTGCAAGAAGATCAGTATCGATAGCACCTTCAGATTTAGGGCTATAAGCTACAGCTTTAGCGAATACACGACGAGCTTGAGCAGCATGTTTTTTAGCAATAGCAACACTACATTCAGCAACTACTATTTGAGCTTTAGCTACAGCATTAGCAATTACTGTGATATTTTTAACTTCTTCTTTGCCGCTAGTAAGTTTAGAAACAGTTTTAGCTAATTTACCATCAACTTCTTTGAATTTCTTTTGAGCATCTTTGATTGCTGTAGAAGAAGTCAATTCAGCTACAACATCTTTAGCTACGTCTGTATAAGAAACTTCTTTTTCATCTTCAAATGCAGCTTCAAGAATGTTTTTCTTAGCTTCAGAGTGGGAAGAAGCATTATCTGCACCGAAGTAAACTTTAGCAATTACATCAGAAGCGTCAGATTCAGCAAAAGCAGTTAAACTGCCAAGTTGATCAATATCATTAGCACCATATTTTGCATTAGTTGGAGCTTCCCATTTAACTTCTAATTTAGCCAAATCAGTTTTACCTTCAACAGATTTTTTGAATTTGTTATAGAATGCTTTGTTGTCACTCATTACACGAGCAGCAATTTTTGCATACCAGCCATTGAAGAAAGCTTTTACTTTAGCCCAAACTTTTTTAACAAAGTTTACAACTTTAGTTTTAACAGTTTCCCAAGCACCTTCTTGGAAAGCTTCTACGTCAGCACCTTCTTGAACAAGTGCGCATTCTTTAATATCAGAGCGTACACAATCAGCGAAAATTTCAGCTTCGAATTGAGTACATTCTAAAGCAATAATCCCAAGACCAGCTTCGCATTCGTAAACAGCGGAGTTTTCAAGGGTTACGTTGATATCTTCAGTATCATGACCACCGAAAAATGCCATAATTATTATCCTCCTTAAAAAGTTATACTTGATAGTATAAAAGGTTTTAATTAATTTTCAACCAAAATAGGTTAGATTTATTAAATTGTTACACGTATAGAGTTAAAGACTAATAGAAATTAGGCTATTATGATATTAATATCTAGTGCATTATTCTCAGTACCAATAGTATTAATATTTAAGAACTCAGGAATTCTACCAACTATAGATTCATCTTTACGATAAATGTGTTGGTATCCTGGACCATAACCATTGAAGTCTAAGAATTCAAAGTAAGTTACATTCTCTGCATACTTTTGAGTTATATATGTAATGATGTTAGGGATATGGATATCAGAGATTCTAGATTTATCTTCAATATACTTCCTAATATCATTCTTGATATATTCACTTAAGTATTTATCAGTAGTTGTTAAGAACTTAACCTTGAAGGTCATAGATAAGTTAACTCTATTTAATGGTACACCATCGTTTACATAGAATAGCTTAGATGGACCATAAGTGTTAAAGAACTTGATGTCTATACCGAAGCTATCTTCTAGAACGTCTAGACAATCAAGAATATGAATACGTTTCTTTTCAAGATTATTAATAAAGTCTTGAATTCGTTCTTCCGTATTCACGTAGTCATAAGAGATAACTGGTACACGATCTATAATATAAGAGATTTGACCGTTATCTTGTTTTTTGACTTTGATATGAGACTCAATCAAGTCAGAGTAGTTATATAAGAAGTCAATACCATACTTAACTGTGTATTCATTGGTTAAGCTATAGCCTTCTAAGAAATTAGCTGTAAAGATATGATCTGATTTATGAAGACCTGCATTGTAACCGAATACATCTTTGGCAAATACGAATATTTTCATATGCATATTATTAGCCATATACCCAGGACTCAATCTAGTTGCATTACCAACTTCATAGACATTATTGATCTTAAGCTTGATATTCTTATCAATCTTATTATCAGTATTAAGCTTGAACTTATAATCCATTACATAAGTATTTTGATCGTAGTTTACAAACTCAGCTTCAGCCCATCTGTAAGGAACTTGATATTTATCATCAGTATAGAATACTGCTAAGACTTTAACATCTACACCAGTAATCTTTTCTGGATCATATGGATCATCCTTATGGACTAGACCAATATCGGATTGAATATTTTGCATGATAGAAATATCACCAAAATATGTATCACGATCAGTTAAATAATGTCTATACCAATTCATCTTAGTAGCAATGAACTGTACTTTGGAGTCTTGGTTTACATAAGTAAATTCAAGTAACTTGTTTACATCCATGATATTCATATAATAAGATACATATAGAGGTTTCTTATTAACGATACACATGAATGGATTCATATATAAGAACTCATTCTTTCTCGCAGCATTAAGTTCATCTTCAGAAGCCTGATAAGCTATAGATGCATTTGTAGTACCATCGTATTTGATGACATTACCAGCAGTCAAGATATAGTTTGAATCAGAAATATTATCAAAGTCACGTCTAATAGCTTCAATAGGAATAGTATTAGTCGGAATGATATTTGTAGGAGAATCCATTAATACGAATGCATAATACAAACGAGCTAATGGGTTATCCATCTTTTTGAAGAAGAATAACTTATTGTCGTCATCATCAATAGTATTGAAGTAGTTATTAATATCAGTACTATTGGTAACACTACCACGAGCTAAAGCTTCCTTAGGGATTAATCTCTTTAAGTCAGCAATAGATTTTTTATCAATACCGTATTGAGAATCCGATGTAGGAATAACTAATAAGTTAAGTCTATCGTAATTCATCTTATCAGATTTGACTCTAAAGTAAATACTATCCTTATAGGAGATATTACCATTAGCACCCTGACAAGTATATAGATTTACAGTAACTTCAGTATTAGCTGTAGGCAAGTATGATGTGTTATCAAACATAACTCGAATAGTAGAAGAGTCAATATAAGTATAGTTACAGAAGTTAGATACACCATCAGTATTCAAACCATTATAAACTGGTTTAAGTTTTCTTGTTGGTTGATCGTATTCTTTTACATCTACATCAAAACCGGCTAATTGATTATCGAATTCAAATTGTAACATCTTGGATTCTAATGGATTATTGGTAATGATAGTTTTATGATATGTCATATACTCGTATTGACGTAAATCTACTAAAAGCATAACTACATTACGACCATCAATCTTAGATCTAACTGTAGGCTTTAAGTATGGATCAACATCATTAGAGTTCCTAGTGATAATAGGGTTACTTTGAGTAGTGTCATACATACCCGTATAGATATATTCCCCAGTAGGCAACTCAATACGTTTGATAATTAAGTCATATGGTAAGTGGAATTCATAATCACCTACCATGATTTTTATATCACAATCGAATCTGAATGTATCAGAGATCGTATTCAATACAAGTTCATCTTCATAGAAGACAAACATTGCTTGCATAGTTGCAGGCTCAGCAAAAATCTTATTAATGCCGAGCATTAAAGCATGAGAGATTACATTCTTCTCAAACTTAGCTTTAATAGGGATAGCCTCATTAGAATACTCAGCTGCCATAGTAACAGCATTTTGTAATGCATTAGAATTTACATCCCCAAGATAGCCAAAGATACCCATAGAGAGGGTTATTTCATCTTCATCCACATATCTTTTCTTAATATTTTCAATATATTGATGTATATCATATATATTGGCATTAAGTAAAGTATCATTTTGAACTGTATTTAAGACAGTCTCCTGATAAGATCGGAGAGTCTTGTTTACTGATACCGCATCAGATGCCATTTAATTATCCCTCCCATTTGAGTTTATAGAAACCTTTGTTAGGTAGAGTTTCATTATAACCATAGTTTAATTCATATTTAGGGTCTTGGAAGTAAGTGAACTTACTAGTTGGCTCAGCAGCCTTAGCTTTCTGAGTTTCATTATATGCAGCTTCGAGATTATTACTAACAGTGGATACTGTATCATAAGCACTATTAATAGCACCCTTAGCACGACCAACTAAATTCTTTGGAGTTTGAGCACCAATACCACCTACCATGCGGTTTTGAGCATCGCCACTTGTTCCAGTTGTACCATTTACTGCATTACCTGCAGTACCACCTTGATATAACATACTTGGAGGTAAAGCAATATAAGGTCTTTGCATAAATTCACCACTCCAACCATTAAATTCATCAAGATATCCACCTAGCTTTGCATCACCAGCTGGAATCTTCTTAGCAATTTCATTGAAGTCTAGAATTATATTAGGATCCATATCTTCTACATAAGATGCTTTAAAGTTAATAGTAAACTTCACATTACCATCTGCAGGAAGATCAGAGAATGTACTCCTTGGTACATTCTTAGGATATACTCCAATAAACTTAGAGTAATGTATAATAGATTCACCATCTTCTCCGACTATGAATTTATACATAGCCATTTGATCATGAATGATTTTACCATTGAGATAGTTATCATCAACAAAGTCAACTAGACCATAGTGTTTCATACGTTCATATTCATCGAATAGTCTGAACCACATATACACTTCTAGATACTTTGTATCTTCAAATTCAACAGAGAACTCATGATTCTCATCGGATTCATATGAAGTACCACGATAGAATAAAGAAGATCCAAGAATATTTTTAGATGTCTCATAGTCACTAGCTGTATTGATATCTGGTAAATCTACATTAGATCTCTTATAGTTAGATAAGAGATTAACGAATGGTCTACCACAAGCTGAGTAGCTTAGACTTTGTAATACATCATTATATCTTTTAAATGCTTCAACCATTAAGGCATTATTAGCAATAGATGGATTCAATGTAGGTCCTTTGAATAACTGCAAGTCTGGTGTAGTAAAGAATATAAATTCTCTAGTAGCACCCATCCAGTTATTAGGATCTAATCTTTCATATCTAGCAAACTTTTGATATTTCTCTATCTGGCTTACTCGTCCAGGACCAATACCAAGACCATTTGCTTTTACATATTTTAACAGACCAGCTGTTGATTCATCAAACTCTGGTCTAGTAGTCTGATCAAGTAAACTTGGTTTAGCAACTATATTATCAAGACTATTACCAACACTGTTAATAGCCCCGGCTGTTTCATTACCTATTTTAGTAATAGCACCGCCAACTTGCCCAACAGTATTAATATATAGTGTATTCTTTACTGAACTGACTGTATCAGAAGCAGCATTCTTACCTTTATCTATGACATTACCAACTGCTCCAGAAACTCCAGACGCAGCATTATCTATGGCTGTTCCAATAAGGGATTTATCATCTGCCATTGCATATATTCCCCCTTTCTTATTTAATTTAATCTTATGTTAAAATGGCTAACTTCTATCGTAATTGTATATTATTATAGTGAAATAGGATAAAGCATATAGATATACACTCTTATATCACAGCTTTCAGTTATTTGTTTTACTATACTTTTTAAAGCGAGGCTGATGATTATGAGAGATTATATCGAAGACATTTTAGATGGTGAGTTACCTAAATTAGAAGAAGCTAAATATTCATGTAACGTTTATACTATAGCAATTGAGTCTGATGATGAATCAATCAACCTTGAGCTTGTTAAAGTAGATGATTACAATGAAGTAGTAGAGCTTTATAACTCACTAATCGATGACCTTATCGAAAGAGGTCAAACTAACAACTATTCTCATACCCTCAAATGTATGAATAAAAGATTTTTCAAAATTTAATGAGAAAAATCTATATGCTTTATTTTTTTTTCTTATTTACCCATTTTAACATAAGATTAAAGTCATATATGATACTATAAGGAGGTACTTTAAATGATCCTTAAGGATTTAATTACAGACGTTTTAGACGCTGCCGATGGTACTGAAATTGGTAAATTTATTTCCAAGAAGAATCCATCTATCAAGTCTATTACTCGAGCAAATAAAGATTTAACTATGACATTTCCTGTCATGGCTTCTAATACTGTAGATCCAGCATCTGCACAATTAGTTTCTAGAGCATTGGAGCGTAAGTTTGTTACATTAACTCAAATGCTATTATCTGCTATTTCCATTACATCTTCTAAAGATGCTATTGATCATCTTAAAAATATTCATTCTAATCTAGATCTATCTAGTTTATTTGACGTTGATGATTATCTTGCAATTAGCCAAGAAGCTACAGCTAGTCATATTTTTGATGCAGATGAAATTAAAGCTGTATATGAAGCATTTAGACAAGAACGTTTACATGCTAAACCTATCAATCATTTACATGAAACGCTAATGGATGATATGATGGCTCGTATGCGTCAAGATCCAAAATTTAATGCAAACGTTGCTGATGCAAGATTTAATAATCTTAGTGATGACGATAAAGCTAGAGCAGTAAATCTTTTGAATACAGATACGGCTACTCGAAATAGAGATTTAACTCGTCAAAATAGAAGTCTAACTCAACAGCTTAATGATATTGAGCGCAATGAAGGTAGAATGAGAAGAAATTTCGCAAGAACTCAATCTCAATCTAATAGACGTATTAATGATTTACGCCAAAGTAATGACAATTTACAATCTCGTTTAGATGATATCCGTAATAATACTAGAGCTGGTTTAACCAAATTAGCTAAAGATCAAGACTATAAGAAAGCTAATGAATTACAACCTACATTGTTACAAATTCAATTCATTAGTACTAATGATAATAATGATCCTATCACTGTAGATGCATATGTTGGTATTAAGACTAAAATCTATTGTGTAGATTCCGCTGATATCGCTAATCATATCGTATCTAAACGTAGCTATAATTTCAGCTTATATAACTTAATCAAAGCTACAAGTGGTGAAATCGAATTCTGGAGAGACTTCGTATTTGCTATTAAGAAAGCTAAGATTGATGCTGTGTCTAATACACACCGTGGTTCTTCTTCCAAACTTTGGAAAGTATTAGAACGTCGTGCATTAGCATCTAAAATCAATCGTTTCATGTCTGCTCGTAATGATGCAACAGCTATCACTACTTTGATGATGTCTGCATATGATGTAGAGATGCTTCGTAAAATGGAAGACATCGATATCTCTGATTCTCGTGTAGCTCGTAAGTTAATGGATGACTATAACTTAGTTGGTATCGTTATCGTTGATGACTCCACTGAATCTGCTAAAATCATCTTTGATACAGGTGATGATGAGTATGAACCATACACATTCAAAACTTTGAAACGTGATGATAAAATGGACTATAAACAAATGATTCAATTACTAGCTGGAGGTAAATAGTAATGCAAAAGTATGTATTAAAAGAATTCGTTGAAGCCAGCAAGTTAATGGATCTTACTGACAAAGAAACCTATATCACTGTCGGTGTAGTTAATGAAGCTGAACAACGTGAAGTCTTGTTAGGTGTAACTAATAAACTATATGAAAAAATTGAAGCTAAAGTAACTGATGTTGACTTTGGTACAATTCCTCAATCTAGAGGTGATTTCTTAAAGATTGATAATATTGATATGGTAACTGAAGCTATTAGTGATATGAAGAAAATCTATCAAGAATATAAGCAACCTCTTACGTATATCAATATCTTAACTGATGCAATCAATAACTTGGTTGAATTGAAAAATGAATTCCAACGTTGTTATGCATCCAATACTAGCTTAGGTATTGTATTATATAATACAACAGCTATGTCTGTAATCAGTGGTGTATCTTTACTTATTGCTTCCACTATCGATTTCATCGTAGATCCTAAAACAAAATCTATCGAAGTATCTGTAGACCGTGTAGGCGTATCTAGAAGTAAAGAACTTCTTCAATTACAAACTCTAGCTGAATTCAATAACCTTTGTAAAGGTAACAAACTTAAAAAGGTATTGAATGACTTGATTAAAGTAAGTGCTAAGAACTTAGCTGGTACATCTGTATTAGCAGTTATCGGTGTAAGTATTGGTCTTATCTTTACTATCGTTCCGATCATGCGTGAATTGATCTACTACTTCTACTATTGTAGAGCAAGTGTAGCTGAGTACTTTGAAACTCAAATTGCAATGTTGTCTTTAAATGCTGCACGATTAGAGACAGCTGGTGACCCTAAAACAGCAAACGAACAACGTAAATATGTAGATCGTTTCCGTAAGATTGCTGACTATCTCGCAGTTGATGCAAAAGAAGCTTCCAATAAAGCTGAAGCAAATGTAAAACAAGACGAAAAAGAAAAATATAAAATCGACGATGTAACTGAAAGTCTTCCAGACTCCGCTGCATCTTCTTTATTCTAATGAAAGGAGCATAGAAAAGATGCATTTTTCTAGAAAACAAATTAGAGAGTCTAATACCTTGAAGATGGTAAAACAAGCTGAAAAGGCTACTCTTGAAAAACAACTTAATGAGTCTAAGACTATTATTCCTGAAGTGGGACGTGTTGCTATGAATGAAAGCTCCTTGGCTCGATCTAAACGTTCTTTAAATCTTCGTATGGCTGCTAAAGCTATGATTAAAGAACACTTCTTAACTGAAGCTATTAAATATATCTATAACGAATGTATGATTCCTGATCTTCAAAAGGAATCTACTAATATCATTCGTGATACAGTAATCCGTGGATTCATTAAAGAGAACGGTGTTGAAAATATTATCCGTACTTTCAATACTAAATCTTTATTCTTAGCTGACATTGCTAAAGCAGTCAAAGAAGCTACAGATGATGTAGTTAAAGCTAATGAAGATAAACTTAAAAATCCTGATACTAAAGTAGATGATATCACTGTAGATCCTGAATATCAAGATTCTTTCATTGATAAAATGGGTCAACAAAAAGAAGAAATTGAAGATGTTGGTGCTATGGTACAATCTCACGTTGCTAATAACGTAGAAGACTTCATTGCTTCCAATGTTGAAGATAAACAACAAATCAAAGAGATCCTTGATGAAGTAAAAGAAAAAGTAGCTAATATTAAAGCTGCAAATGCTGACGTAGCAGAGGACATCAAGGAATCCATGATTATCGGCGCTAAGCGAAAAATCTATAACGTAAAGAGTGCTAAGAAGAGCATTCTAGAAGCTATGGTTAAACATTTAGCTAAACGTGTAATTGCTGAAAACCATACAGAATTCCTGACTGAATCTAAAACTATCAATACTGATAAGATTGTAGAAACAGCAGAATGTATGTTGACTATGCTAGTACTCTCTGAAGCACTAGGATTCAAATTGAATGAACAAGAAGTTCGTGCAATGTACAAATAAAAATAAAAAAAATAATAGTTCCCCATCTGGTTAAACCAGATGGGGATCATTCTTTTAGTTTTTTATTATTAATCATAAACCTCCTTTCTTATTGATGAAGATGTATACCATCATCTAGATGGACTCCTAGCACATCTTCTTCGTCAAATAATTGACCACAATCTACTGCTAAATCTAATTCTTCGTATAACATATTTTTCACCTCATAATTAATACTAACACACTAAATGATATACTAAGATTATTCTTCTTCTGTTTCCTCCTCTTCTAACTTATCCATTACTGCTACGAGTACAGCTACTGCTGCATCTATCTCTAATTGTGTAGGCATATTGCCACCTCCTAACTAAATAACTATATCATATATTCACCTTAATAATATACAGTTATAGAATGCTAGAATTACAAAAAATAAATACCCCATAGGACTCGCGGATCCTATGGGGTATTGTGACGTATTATTAGATTGACTTAAAAGAACTTATGCGTCTTAAATTAGACTTATTAAAGTGTTGTCTCCAATACGATAAACAGTATGGAAAAGTTCAATGTTATCCATTAAGAATTTATATTGCTGAGCTGTTAAAGTTTCTAGAATAGTATCCTTATCAGAGGTGTATTGTGTGCGTATGTTAGATAAGAATACATCATCATTAGTAAGATTACCTTTTTGCCAAGCATATCGTCCTTCTTCACAGAAGGCAAATCCTGGGAATGCTTTAACATAGTTAGCATCCCAATAGGATGCATTTAACATTTTTCTTTTGATATCATAAAATGTATCAAGCTGTTTATGATTGTAAGACATTGTGATCACCTAAATAAGATCTTCAGGATCATAGAAATCCTGAGTATCTTCCTTTTCTTCCTTCTCAGTTACAGGGATGTCAAGTTCGACACCACGTTTTTCCATGATTTCCTTGATTTTTTGATTATCACCATACCCCTTTTCTAATAGGATATGAGTCAAATCATGTGGACCTTGCTCCGTTAGGAAAGAGAAACCTTTATTAGGTTGCATAGTTCCATCGGATTGAACTACCCACTTACGTAGTTCAATTTTATAAGCTCTGTCATTCCAGCTCATTTCAGAAATCTTTAGAATAGAGTTTCCTCTTTCATCAAAGACTTCATCAATACCGTCTGGGTTGATATTAAATTTGAATTCCATAGATCCTCCAAAAAATAATAATAGACTGGGGAGATTAATCCCCAGTCATATTAGAATCAATTATTTTTGTGGACGGAATAAACCATCGGATACAACTTGACGGCTTACATATTTCTTAAGCAAGCGTTTAGTTACATCAGGATGCAATTGTTTGATTTCAAGAAGACGACCAGAGTAGCTATTAGTATTTACTGGAGCACCAGGAATTACTACATAGTCATATTGGTTACCATAGATGAAACCAAGAATAGATTCAATTGTAGCACCATATACTACCAAGTTGCTGTTACCAGAACCATCAGACGCATATGCATAAGTTACACATTGAGTACGGAATTTGTCATGGTTTTCATTGTCTTTACCGAAGTCAATGATTGTATCTTTCAAGATATCAATTGCTTCATTAGTAAGACGGAAGCCCATAACTGTTTCAGATACAGTACCGTTTTTAACTAATTGACGGATGTTAGAAGTACCATTGAATTTAGCAACCATTTCAAGTTCTTTAGTAGCTGCATTTTGACCAATGCTTTCTAAACCGATTTGTTCAATAGCTTTCAAACGAGTATCGTGTTCGTTATCAGAACCATTGAATGCAAATACCAATGCAATACCGATTTGTGGGCTGTTAGTGAATACCATATCACGGCAACCTACATAGTCAGCAAAGATGTTACCAAGACGATTAGTGAGAAGTTCACATAATTCGCTTGTAGCGATTGTTTTTGTTTTGTAATCGCTTTCAAATGTTTCAGGAGTAACTTTAAGTTCAATGCGTTTTGCATTACCTTTATCGTTACCTTCTTTATCTCGACGAGTTTCACGAGAAGCACGTTGAAGTACTTCGCCTAAAGATTGGAATCCATTGTCGACTTGTGGAATTCCATTGATCAATTGATTTGACATAGCTATGTCCTCCTTTAAAATATAAAAGAAATTATTCTACTGTTAGGATCATAGTAAATATTAATCACCTAACTTCACCATTATAATATATCAATATATCTAAGTTTAGAAGACATGTAATCCAGGAAGGTCATCCATGCCTACATATTTAACTATAAAGGTTCGGTCATTCTTATCTTGAATAAAGAAGAAATTACCTCTAGCCTTATATAATAAGATATCATGATAATATTCAACGATGTTATAATCTACTATACGATCTTGTACTATAGCTTCAAGAGCAAATAAGTCACCAGGTCGTAATTGAGCACCGTCTTTGACTTCAAATAATACATTGATTACTCTGAAGTTGTAATGGAACCAGTACATGAATAGAATATTCTGTAATGCTATCTTAATAGCTTGATCTGTATCATCGTATTCTAATCCACGACTATCACAGATAGAAATAAGAGTGTCATAAACACGTGAGTCTAACTTAACAAATGATACAATATTCTTGAGTGGATCATTTAAATATAAGTCTACACTGAAAGCATAGTCTTTGCTTGCAATGTCATACATCATAAGATCATAAGCTCTCTTATATTGTCTCATAGAACTGTCGTTATCGAACTCACCTTTACATACATACTTACCAAACTTCTTCTTAGGATCTGGATTATCAATATTAATCCGACTAGCAAAGTATGGATAGTTATTTGCTTCATATGGACAATAGATATTGATACATAATTCCTTTTCCCCATTCTTTAGAGTACACACTTCGAAAAACATCTTACAGTGTATCTCTAAAGGCATATACTCATCATTATTGAATTTATCAATCAATAACTTATCTCCTATTACAGGAGTAACCTTATAGAAGTCTTTGTCTTTTCTAGATACTATTCTATATAGTTCAGTAATCTGACCGAATTTATCTTTCTTACAAAGCTTCTGTCCGACATTATACATTTTTATATTCACCTCCTTAATCATAGTTATAATATATGAGCGAATAGTATTTATAAGAGTCCTACTTATCTAGTAAGTAGGACTCATTATATTATAATACTTGCATAGCTATCTTAGCATATTTACCAGCATGTTTTAGTGTAGGTGCCGTAATAACAAAGGAGTCATCACAGAATTCGCTACGTTGATAATAATTAGAGAAGTTGAATTGTCTATCATTCTTAAGTACTACTTTGAGATACTTATGGAAATCATTCAATACTCTAGCTCTAATCTTAACTAATTCTTTATCTTTCTTAGTACGATCTTGTTTAGTAAGATCTTCTGTAATCTTAAGATTTAGATAATACATCTTAGCTAGTTCATATTTCATTGCTTCAGTATTCTTAGCTCTATCATACTCCATAAGCAATCTATGAGATTCCATATATGTAGCTTGATAGTTCTTATTCTTTAAGAAGTTCTTAACGAATAGGTTACCTTTATTATCGAACTCGAAGCCAATACCTTTTTCTTGTAATAACTTAGCAGTCATACTTCTATGGAATAATGTATTAGCTCGGTTATAGGCTCTATTCATATTGATAGGATTGAATTCCATGTAAGGATTCCAACCGAATTCTAATAAAGCTTGTTTATATTCATCAGATTGAGTTCTAGAATACTCTAGACTTAAATATCTTACATTAGACATCCAGTCTAGAATAGCTTTCTTATCATAAGATTTACCTTCATAGATATTCTTATAATCTTTCAACCACTGATCAGCTTTAGATTTCCACTTATCTGGAATAGAACCAAATGTGCAATTACGTTTGAATACCTCAATCTCGTGAGGAATATAGAACGGTGTAGTATTTGGTAAGTTTCTAACTGGCTGTGCATCTTCTATAGCAGATTCTACCATAGGGAAGTAATAGTAATCATCAAATCCCTTATTAGTAAATACACTCTTTAGGAAGTTATACATAGTTTCATTATTGCAACCAAATGCTTCCATTAATCTCATATCGGAGATACGGATTAATGAGATATCCATAGATTGTAAGTTATTCCATTGAGCATCTAATTCTTCTTCACTATCACAAGGTAAGATAACAAAGATACCAGAGTTTAGAGACCAAGCTTGAAGATATTCAATCTCACGTTTCTTACCACGGAGTTCAATACCATAATCTCTGGCTCTATCTAAATCAGATAATTGTAAACCAGATTCACTTAAAGCCAAATCATCATAAGGGATCTCAGAGTTAAGATATTTAGATCGTAATTCTTTAAATCTTTCGCTATTAGATTTACCATAGATCTCAATAGACATATCATCGCTATGACGTTTCATATCAGCAGAGAGATTATTATAATCATTCCAGTCATCCATTAATTGCTCTTCGGATGTATATTTGTCATCAAGTACTTTATACATGCCAGAGTCATTAATTTCTTTAACCTTCTTGTTATTAGTATCTTGAGTATCATCTTCATTAGATATAATCTCTTTAGCTTTAACAAAAGCTGGAGCTTCAATCTCTAGAATAGTATCATAAGATTTAGATCTTATACCAGACTCTAAGTCAATAGCAAAGTATCCATTATGATCTTCCATGATCATAGTACCTTCAGGGAATTCTTTTAGTTTAGACTTTGCAGTATTAACTTCTAGAATATCACATAAAGGCATAGCCGTATTATATAACTCAGATTCAATAGAATAGATCATATTCATTAGAGTTAACTTATTCTCTCTATCTAAATCAGCTTCAATAAAGTCATCATCATACTCTAATTGATCTCTAGATAGCATTACTTTACCAGTAATCTCTTCATATAGATTGATTGCATTCTCCCAAGTAACTCTATCTCGTTTATGTCTATAAGACTTATAGAATTTATCTTGTAAGAATGGCTCTTTATCTACAATCTCAGTCTCTTCATTATCAGATTTAACTCTTAGCTTAGTAGACTTCTTATCATCAACTACACCAAAGCCATCTTTCTCTCCACTGAAAGAGTGTTTATGTGGAGTATATTGGACTAGCATATTACCATCCATGGTACCAACAATACCACCTACAGCACCAACACCCATATGCTCTCTAGCAGCATATTCTTTTAAGTCAGATAGACGTCTAATGATATCATATTCTATAGGAATATCTTCATTATCTTCTTCAGAGTCTTCTGCATTATCTAGAGTGAAGAATCTATCATCGTATACCGCAGATTCATTGATTCTAATAACTTTATTATCCGTATTAGGCTCATTAATCTCTTGATCTTTAAGCAATGCTAATACTTCCATGAGTTGGACAAACTTATTATCTACTAATCTTAGATAGTTATATTCACCAAGCTTAATAAGCTCAGCTTCTTTACTAACTTGCTTAGCACGATATTCATCCATTTGACGATTATTAGGATTATCCCCACCGTCCTTAACTTCGATAATCAAATTATAAGGAACGTAGTAAATATCCGTAATCCATTGTCTAGAATTACCATATTGATCGGTATAATCAATAACTGGACCTGGCATAATAATATCTTTAGAGCTACAGTGTAAAACTTTATCCATAAACTCTATAGCTTTATGCTCATAAGATCCAGTGTAAGTAAACTTAGTACCATCACTATATACATAAGTACCACTAATGCTACGATTAGCTAACATCTTAGCTTGGTGTGCTGCATCATCTAATAGAGATACTTTACCGTGTACTCTAATCATATTCTTTTTAAACTTAGCTCTCATTTCCTCTTTACATCTAGGATTAGAGCAAAGTCTATGGTATTTACCAGTCTTTTCATTCCAGTCTGTCTTATTACCGCATACGATACATTTACCAGAACCTGGGTGAGTTTTATCATATAAGAATTGCTCGGCAGACATATCACCGATAATATCTTCATGATCTTTTTCTATGTGTCTGATTAACTTGTCTTTGAAGTCTTTACGTCGACATAATGGACAAGCTATTCTTCGTTCAGTTGCCATTGTATCCTCCTTAATGAGTGTATATCAATTTAATGCTATGTTAAAAATAGCTATTTGTGTATATTTTAAACCCTAGAACTAAGTAGTAATATATTAATATGAAAGGAGAATTTATCGTGGCTGATGATATTACTTTCATAACTGCCAAGACTAAAGAACTTCCAACCTTATTAAAGGAATACTCTTTATCTACTGACAGTTACAAAACTCCACTTACATATAAGAACTTTAATGCTGTTGGTACTCTAATTATGCGATTAATGCTATTAGAGCCTGGCACAATAACTCATAGTCCAGAAATGGGTCTAGGGTTAATTAGTAAATATAGGTATATGCAGTCTGATAGAGCTATTGAGCTAAGTCAGGCTATTAAAGATCAAATAAAAGACTATCTTGATAATACTATAGCAGTTGAAGTTAATATAGGCTTCTCTAACAATGGGGAGAATATAATGATTATCGATATGACTGTAGACCAATTCCAATTTAGATACTTCTATGATCGAGATAAATTAACTTTAAAAATGTTGATGAATGATGAAATTGTTTAGGAGGAACCATGTCTGAAAATGTAAAACTAGCAGACCTCATGAAAGAGAAATTGGAAGAAGAAAAAGCTTCCAAAGAAGTTACACCAGTAGAAGAAGAAAAAACTGAAACTGCTGTTGTAGAAGAACAACCTAAAGCAGAAGCTGAACCTCAACCTACAGCTCCTGTTGCACCTACATTTGATGCGGATTCTTTACAATCTGCCGATCTTAGTGCAATTATTCCTTCTGGCAAAGAAGATAAAACACAAGAAGCTCGTGATGGCTTAATGGAAGAATTAGAAAATGGTATCTCTGATGCTATTGAACGCCGTTTCCGTCCAGCTCTAAAAGAAATCCACGAAATGCGTCGTGAATATGAAGACCTTAAAGCTATGGGTGAAGAAAATCCTCAAGTAGCATCTAAATATGATCCTACATTGGATTTGAATCCAGAGCTTTCTGATGATGATCGTGCAGCTATTCGTCGTGATGAAGCTGAACACGTTATGTCTGATGAAGAAATCAAAGCTTCTACTAGCATCAATACTATTCTTCCTGAAGATGATATTGAACGTGAATTTGAAGCATATGAAGCTGCAGCTGAAAATGCTGTATCTAATGTAACTACATCTGCTACTACAACACCTTCTGTAAGTGTAGAAACTATTGATGTATCTGATGCTGCAGTACCAGCTGTAGAAGTAGTAGAAGCTACTGATGATGAAGATGAATTGCTTTATGATGATGAACTCTTAGAAGACCTTGGTCTTGATGAAGATAAAGAAGAAGCTGAACGTGCTAAGTTAGAAAAACAACAGCAACGTAATATGGAAGAATTCGCTCGTGTACTTCGTCAGCAATTAGATGAAGTAGGTGAACGTAAACCTGATATTAGTAAATTCCGTGTACGTAAACGTCCTGTTGCATTTACTAAAGTACTTTCCAAACCAGTTGAAAAGAAATACTTCGAATGGGGTTTATTCGCTACTGGTGTATCCATCTCTATGACTCCATTATCTGCAATTGAAATGGATGAAATCAATCCATATGCTGATTCTGCAAATGATATTGGTAAAGCTCGTACAGTATTCAGTACTTTATATAAACATTTAGCTCCTGAATGCCGTAATATGGATATGGAAGCATGGTTGAAGTTATTGAACTACCAAGACTTGAATCACTTATTCTTTGCATTATATAATGCTAACTTCAGCACTTCTAATATCATTCCATTTAGCTGCCCTAAATGTAAACACTTCTATACTGAAAAACGTCCTATCATTGATATGGTTAAATTTGAAACAGAAGCCGATAAAGAAACCTTCAATAAGATCATTGCTAAAGATCCTTCTATGCCTCCAACATTCGAAGAAGAAATCTATGTTGCCAATGGCGACTATGCTTTCGGTGTAGTAATTCCTAAAATTTATAACTCCATGTTTGAGGAACGTCTTTTGAATGAAAGCTTCCGTGAAAAATATGCAGGTATCATTAATATCTCCCATTGTATCTCTACTGTATATGAGATCGATGAAGATAATGAAGAATTGATTCCAATTCAATTCAACACAGCTCCAAATGATATTGTTAAGACTTATAAATATCGTATCCAAGGTATCTATAAAATCTTATCTAAACTATCTGCTTATGAATTTAAAGAACTTCAATCTTTCATTGGCAAATACTTAGAAGACAATAACAAAAACATCAATATCTCTTACCAAGTACCTGCAGCTACTTGTCCTAAATGTGGTGCAGAAATTGAAGCTATTCCTATGAATGCTCAAGAACTTGTTTTTACACGGCATCGGTTGATTCACATGCTCGACTAATGCAATTAGTTGATAATGTTTGTTACGAATATCGAGGTAGATTAAGTATAATAGAAGCATTAAATATGCCTATAGGTGATTTAATGCTTCTATATAAATTTATTAGAGATCGTAGAGAAGCTGCCGATGCAGCTGCTGAAAAAGAAAAACACAAAAAAGATGAAGAGCAAAAATATAAGTATATGCAAGCCGCATATAGAGGTCATCCACAAGCTGGTTTAGTTCCACCTGATCAAGGTACTAAGACTGAAACTCCAGCTATGACTAGGGAAGATATGGCACGGTTTGAAGATGCTCTTGAAGGAATGCTTTAATTAAAAGGGGATTTATATAAATGGATATCGTCGAATTTTTCTGCAAATTCGGCAATGGAGACTGCGAACAAACGAGAAAATATATAGTAGATTACTTTGGCGAATCTAGTCTACTATACAGTATTTTGAAAGGTCATGACTTGTTACAATCTAAGATTGATCATATCATCTATGAGAACTATATTGACTTTATCATATATACTACAGATGCTAAACTATTCGATTCCTTAGTTGATGAATATAAGAATACCATCACAGTTAATAGTGCTAATGGTATGCATCTTCCTATAGTTGTAGATATCAATAGGGATTTTAATGATCCATGTAAAATTATTGTAACTATGCGATAAAGAATACTAATCGAGTTAGTGCAATAAATGCACTAACTCGGTTTTTGTTCCACATATAAGTAATTTATAAGGAGGTATATATGGCAATATTAAAAGACCAAATCAGACAAGATAATCTCCAAGTATCTCTTCTTGATGTGGATGATTTTGTCAAGAAGAATAACTTAGTTGAAATAACTAACCCAGTTATCTTTGATACATCTAGTAATCCTACACCAGATGGATTATTATCAAATACAATCTTTGGTATTACCAAAGAATCTAGAGCTAGTACTTTTGCATATATTAGCTTAAAGAAAAAATTCTTACAACCTTTAGTGTATAGAATCTGGAGTAAAGTAGACTCTAAGATTAAATCTGTTATTCATGGTATCGGAACTTATTCTGTAGATAAATCTGGTAATATCGTAGAAGATCCTAAAGGGGATAATGGTATTGATTTCTTAAGAAAGAATCTAGATAAGATTAAGTTTAGAGAAACTGATTCCATTAAACGTGAACGTTATATCAAGTTCTTGAATGATAATAGAAAGAACTTCTTTACTGATAAACTTATTGTAATCCCACCATTCTTTAGAGATATTAAAGTAGATGGCGGTAAGATCTCTGTAGGCGATATCAATAAACTCTATATCAATATAATGGTATCCGCATCAGCTATTGGTGATTCTACTGAATATGGTTTCAGTATTAGTAAATCCGTTGAAGGCAGACTCCAAGAAGGTTTAATTGAAGTCTATAAATGGTTCGGTACTGGTACTGATAGTAATCCTAACGGTGGTCTTCCTGGTAAGTTTGGTGTTATTAGACGTGCTAACTTATCTAAGACTACAGACTACGCTACACGTCTAGTATTATCTGCACCTAAATTAGATGTAGAGAATATGGAAGATCTTAGAGCTGACTTTGATTACTCTGTATTACCTATGACATCAGCTGCTGCTAACTTCTTCCCATTTGTTATCTTCCATATGAGACGATTCTTTGAGAATGAATTCATTGGTGATACTAAATATCCTATTATAGATAAAGATGGTTCTATTATCTATGGTGAAATTGAAGACTATCAAATTCAATTCTCTGATGAAATGCTAAAGAAAGAATTAGACAGATTCATTCATGGTTACTCTGATAGATTTAGACCAGTTAAAGTCTTATGTAGAGTTAAAGGTAAACAAGAATACCTTGATTTGAAATGGAAAGGCTTCTATAAAGAACCTGATGGTAAAGCATTACAAAAAGAAAGACCTTTGACTTGGTGTGATGTAATCTATATGGCTTGTGAAGAATCTGTTAAAGATAGAATGATTCTTATTACTCGTTATCCTATCGATACTTTCTATAATGAGTTTGCTACTAAGATTAGACTAGCATCTACTATAGAAACAGAAGAAGCTGTATTTGATGATGTAGTGTATACTCATTATCCAAAAATCAGAAAAGAAGATATTGGTAAAGATACATCTAGTTCATTTATCGATACTATGAATATCTGTAATGGGTATCTGGATAGTATCGGTGGTGACTATGATGGTGATATGGTAACCATCAAGGGGGTATATACTGATGAGGCTAATGCTGAGCTTAAAAAGCAATTAGCTAGTAATATCCACTTTATTAACTTAGGTGGCAACCCAGTTATCTCTACATCTAAAGAGTCTATCCAAGCAATCTATGCTATGACTTTAACTTTACCTGAAACTAAACTTAGTCCAGTGAAATTTTAATAAAAGAATTCCCCTATAGAGTTCAACTCTATAGGGGATACATCTTAGAATTTAATCACGTTAGTATAGTTTACTTTATCTTTTTCAAATTTAGTAATACCGATAGATTCTAATGGGAAGTTTTTCAAGTTATCATTGATGATATCACTATAGTCAACGAACTTCAATACCCATTTAGGAACTTCAGCATCAATTGGAATTGAGATACTAGTAATCTCACCTTTATAATCATTTTGATTTTCATCTAAGAACTTCTTAATCTTTTCATATAAATCTGGATCAGAATCCATTAAAGGTAATAGAGTTGTATTATTGATTGTAACCTTAACAATGTCTACTGCATTACGTATAGTTAAATCAATAGCCTCAGTACCTTCATCTCTTAATGCATTATAAACCAATGCACCTTTAATACCTTGAATACGCATTGGGTTATCATAGTTTGCATAAGACTTAATTTGAGCTGGTTTATAATATTCTTTTTCACCAGATTCAATGGAGTTTCTAATATCATACTCTACACGAGCCAATGACTGTAATACATCCATTTGATTTACTTCTTCTACGTTAAGAATCTTCTTAAATAGAATATCTTTCAAAGCATTACGAGTTTTCTCTTTCAATGTAGACTTATTAATAGGTAAGCCTTTAACGTCAAGCATCTTAGATGGTGGAACCAAGTTACCTTCTTGAAGTTCTTGCTTAGATGCATAGTTCTTCTTACCACCAGTCAATAAAGCTCTACCAAATAAGAACTCATTCTTCATTGCAATAAGACATTCTTTATACTCAGACTTAGTATTATAATTCTCTGCAACTAAATCAAAGTGCTCACGTAATAATCTACCTGCAATATAGGATAAGATATTGATGATACTGAAACGTAGTGGTTCTTTATTACTAGAAGTTGCTACATTAATCATTTTAGTTTCAATCTCGCCAGTTGAGAAATTATAAACTCTATCTTCTTCCATCACAGGTTCTACTTCTGGAAGATTCATAAGCTTAATATTGGATTTATCTACTGGTCCTAAAACGTCTCTAAGAACGAATGTATACCATCCATTAAAGCATGGCATAGTAGAGTCAGTATCTGTGATGATACTAATATCACGTTTCATTGTAGCAGAACGATCAATCTTATCTACTACAATATATCTCATATAACACCATTCTTTAAGGACTTCAAACATGTGGTCTAAGTTATCCTTAATGATTTCTGGTGGTTTGTTAGGATCTACAAATGCTTCATCAAGTTTAGATAAAGTCATTACAATATAATCCTTCATGTATTTATTATCACAAAATTGTAAGCAGTTATTCTTATAGAATAACTTATTCAAAGTCTCTTGGGATAAGTTAATCAATAAGCTCCAAATGATATTCATTGCTTTATTGATTGTTTCATCATCAAAGTAATCTCTATCGAATGTATCCATAAGCTTATAGAATACATCTTCAACAGCTACATTCTCATCTAACACTAAAGCAGATGGATAAATAGACTTCTCAGAATCAACTCGATTGATAAAAGTAATCGCTTCATCAATAGAATGGAACTTTACGTTATTTGTAAAGAAGCTTTCAAAGAAAGTAATTGCATGACTAATCAATGCACGACCAGTTCTAGTAATACCGGTTGCAACGTATAAGTTATACAATGCACTACTGTAGTTACCAATTACACCGTACAATGCATTATTGTCACGTTTAGCTAACATTTGAAGCATGTTATATTTATTGAACTTCTCCGAACCCTTCTCGTATTTAAACATTTCTTTCTTAAACTTAGAACGGTTATCAGTAAAGGAAGTAATCAATTTATACATAGGAGTTAACTCTTTTGTATATTGTTTGAATAAGCAGCCATTGGCTACCATGATAGGAGTCTTTTCATAAATATAATTACTAATACCTGCTACGTCAGTTTCAGCTGTTTCTTCAGTATAGTTATTATGTAATAGACATTCACGTTTCTTATATGCATTAGATAGAATAATATCTAATGCTGTATCTACTTCACCCTCAGTTAGAGTAGGGAAGTTAATCATTAAGTTTTGTTTAGCTTGCTCTCTATATTTAGAAATAGCTATAATTTTGTCAAGTTCTTCATAGTTAGTCATATTCAAATTCCTCCTATCTGGATGTCCTAGGTACTTTTATTTGCTAATATCAGCTTATATGAATAACATTAAGTTAATAAAACGTAATTTTCGTTTTTAAATATATTTAAATAAAATAATCTCCAAGGAGGACGAAAACATGTTTTTCAACGAAAACGATCGACAAGATGTTCTTGGTGAAGATCTTGCCAACCCTAATGCTTTACTTGAAGCTATGATTTATGCTGAGGCTTCCAAATTGCCTCAAGACGAACGTATTGCATTCGCTGAATCCGAAGAAGCTCAATTATTGGTAGAAAAATCCGTATTGAATAAAAAGACTTTGGTTCGCTTAAGCAAAAATGACGACTTGGCTCGCCGTGTAAAAATGGCTGCATTCCAAATCGCTAAACAAAAGAAAGATCCACTCTGGACTAAATTGGTTAAAAACCGT